TTTCCACCAAGCTGCGAGTAGCGGGCGTGAACCCAGTGAGCGGCAGCGGGGGATGGGTACTTCGCAAATTTTGTTTTTGCCTGAGTGGTAATCATGTTCCACAGGCGGGGATTTGCAGGAAGAAGTTTAGGGCCTTCTTGGACTTCCTTGTGGGAAATAAGGGCCATCAAATATCCTTAACGAAAGCGGTATCCCGCCCCTCGCGGAAAGGGGACACGAGGGGCTGGGACCCGCAGATTTTAGTTAGTCCTGAACGACAGCAGGGTTGGTGCGCTGCTGATGAGCACCGTTGCGGAACACCTCTTCGAAGGTGACCACGCCGTGATCGGAGAAGGCGCCGCGTGCGAACTCGTTGAGAGTGTCGGGAGCCTCCACCCAAGCAGCGGAACCGACGTGTGCGCGCTCGCGCATGGTCTCTTCAGCGGTCTTGGTGTGAACAGGGGCGTTACGGTTTGGACGACCCGGTGCCGGCACGTAGCCCTGACGAGCGCCAATGGCAATCTCATTCGGGATGTCGGTGTCGGTAGCAAGACCTTCTTCGAAACGCAACGGACCGCGCTGACCCGGGAGGGCCGGCGAAATCTTGCGTGCAAAGGTGTTGCCCGGACGCTCAGGGAACTTGGGCGCAGGTGCGATAGACATTTTTCTCCTAAAGGTTGAGGTACCTCGTGTAAAAGTTTCCCATTTTATTTGGTAGTTTGGTTGCTAAACCGTTAGTTTCTGAAGAAGGGGCTACTGCTCATTTCCACCTGTGGCATGGTGGTTTCTAGGGTCAAAGCGCAGGCAATGGCTAGGGAGTCAGCAAAGTCGTCGTGGGCGTGGGCTTCATCAGGCGCCTTGGCGCTGTAGTTGGGGCCAGAGAACTTGACCTCAAGGTCTGACATCTGCTGGTAGAACCGTTTCCACGTACGCAGGCGGCGGGTCTTGGCGTGGGCCGGCCATGAAATCATCCGGCGGTCAATAAGTGCCTTGAGGTGCTTCCAGCGCTTGGACTGCTCCTGCAGGCTACTACCTACCGCGTAGACCTCGGCACGGGGCAGCAACAACTTTAGGCGCTGGGCAACCGCGTCACCCACGCCGTTGGCATCGACTGCCACAGACAGCACGTTGTAGTTGCTGAGGAAGTTGACAATCTGGAAGTACTGATCCTCCCAGTCATCTCCCTGAATCTCCAGCCAGTTAAGAATTCGGTGGTCGTAGTAACCAAACTCGTCTGGGTTAGACCAGTCAACAAACACCACAGTCACGACGGTGGAGTCCTGTTTACGAGCCGGATCGATTCCCACTACGACAGGGGTGCTGTGCCATGCTCGGAACACTTCGACCTTGAGGTCGCCAAGTTCATCCAGCACATTTGATGTGACAAACATACCGCGGTCAAGAAGCCACTTGCAGCAGTACGACATCTGGAACTCGTCAGAGTCCTCACCAATACGGAGCATTTCCTTCTTGATGAACTTGCCGTAATTGGAGTTCACTTTGGCGACATCGCGCCAGTCCCACTCAAAGTGGTTTCGACGCTTACTGCGTTCGGTTTGGCGGCGCTTGTTCAACTGAATAGAGCGGTAGAAGTTGTTCTTGTGTGTGGTCGGGGTTCCCGTCTTAACCATGGTTCCCGAGTAGTACGCAAGCATTGGGGAGATTGATTTGGAAACCACAAAGTCGTCGGCTTCCTGACACTCGTCGATAACGATGAGATGGAAGGACTTGGATTCAATCTTGGCTCGCGGGTTAGCCGTCATCATCATGAGGCTGGAGCCAGACTTCTTCAAACGGATTTGGCGCACAACGCCGGGCACTTTGCCTAGGGAGTCGTCAATCTCAGGGTCACCGAGAATGCTCGCTGCAGTCTCCGATGTAAGGCGGCTAACAGTTCTACCGAACAGGGTTTCTACCTGGCCCTCAACAGGAGCGAACATACCAATCCAGATGCCATCCTTGAAACGGCCAAGGAGATCCGGATACATACGCGCCAAACGCGGCAGCAGCACCATAAGGCCAGCCACAGTATTGGCGATGGTTTCAGACTTGCCCGACTGACGCGCTGCAAGCGCAGTAATCTCTTCGCCGTCGTTAATAATCACAGACTCAATAAGCCTGCGGGCAAGGGGGAGCTGATAAGGGTGGTACTGGTTACCTGACAAGGCTTCGCAGAATACAACGCACTTGTCAATTAACTTGGAGAGAAACGCCTTAGATAACTCGTCGAGTTCTTCTTCAGGCTCTTCCAGAAACTCGTCTGGAAGTTCTTCCTCCAAAAGGTTCTCTTCATCGAAAAATTGAACATCACTCATAGTTATCCTAAATTGGAATGGGGGCTCCAGGCGGAGCCCCCACCCATGCCACACTAGGGAGAAGGAAGCGAAGGCGGTATAACTATAGCACTTTATCGACTTTTGTGCTTACAATGAACTATTTGATGTTGCGCTTATACATTTCATTTACCACTGCGTGCATAGCCTCAGCCCCGTTGAGTGCTTCTTCCATGTAAACAGGGTTTCGGGTCTTTTCCCATTCGCTAATACAGCGGCCCAACTCACTGATTGATTGATCCGCCCACGACGCCAGTTCCGAGGTGGGGATGCGCGATACTCGATTTGCAAGTTTCTCGGGGAAAGGCTTTTCCCAACGAGGTTTCTTGAACATCACCACTCCCCTACCTCCTCAGCACTAAATGTCTGGGATAGTTTGAGGGCGTCTGCCATGAGGGCGTCAACCGCATCGTCATCGTCGATGTTCTCTGGCTGGTACACCCAGATACCTACAGCTAACCCTAAATATGTCTTTGGGAGTCTAAATACTAGGCATACGCCTTTTCGGTAGGGTCGGGTGGTCTCTTGAGTCGTACCCTTTTCAACCACAGGCAGTAAATTCCGGTGGTAGTACTTAAGTGTGTGTGCGTATAGTGGCCCGAATGTTTTCACTGTTACTGTTGGCTTCCTAATCCTCTGATGTGACGTTGCAATGCTGCCTGCACCCTAGGTCCCCCAAGCCTGGAGCTTTGCTTTCCATGCATGGCAATTTGTGCTTCTTTTGAGGCCCCCAAAGAACGAATCATATTGGTGCTTAGGTCGTGGATGTTTGCTTTACCCATCATACCTTCACCAATTCCATGGGGCTTATTGTTGAACCCGTTGACATGAAGCCACTCACCTTTAGAAGGAGCCGACTTAAACGAGTTCCACTCAATCTCTGTAATTCGGTAGTAATTCCAAAATGTTCCGTCAGGAAAGACGACGGTCATGGTTCCGGTCTTATAGTCGTATCCCGCTCGGAGTGTCCGTGGTTTGCTAGGGTTTTTTGTAGAGGTTACATAAATTCGAATTCTAGCCGGAGAGTCGTCTAGTTCACTTTCCTCGGGGTCTAGGTCGGTTACGTCGTACCGACCCTGCTCTTCATCATTTGTTGGCATTTATTCCTCGCAGACGTGGTCTTCTGTTTGATCTGAGCGGACGCGTTCGTAGCATTCCCCGCAAGTAAGCCATTTGACCGAGTAACGCTCGTCCACTACCTCTTCCTCAAACACATCGAAGGTGTTAGTAACCAACTTTGGCTGGATGGCGTAGGGCTCTAGGAATTCCTCGGGGGAGCGTGCGTAAGTAACCGACCGTGGGAGGTAGTGCGCTTGCCTGGCGCGGGACCGGTTAGAGTTAAGAGTTACCGGAAACTCGCTGCTGAACTCACTCACTGTCGGCGGCCTTGCGGCGGCGCTTCACCGGGGAAGGCTTGCTAAGGACGCGTGCACCCTCCCGCACATGGGCTGGTACGCACTTTTCGCAGTAGTTGACGCTAGGGGCAGTTCGGTAATTAACTTCGTACACGGCGTCGTTAGAGCAATTAGCACAGGTCATGTCTGTACCTCCTAGGGCTTACATTGTAACAAAAAAGAGGGGCGGAGATGACTCCGCCCCTCAATTGGATGCTTAGCTTCCGATGCCGAAAACCGGATCCTTGGGGTTGAGCCAGCGAAGGATGACCGGAAGGACGGCGGCTGCGGCTGACTTAGCGATTGCTGACGGGTCGGTCACGCCAGTGAGGTAAACCGCAATAGCGGCGGCCAAGAACGAACGTGCCCAAGAGGCAAGAAGCGCCTGTGCTTTCTTAGTATTCATGTGTCTCCATATCTAGTAGGGAGACCAGTATACATTTAAGCTTTGATGAGCGCAATTATGATATTTACGACAATTGCGGAAAATGCCGCGACGACGCCCGCAACTGCTACCGGGCTAATCTTGGAGGCCTTTTGGCCAGCCATAACGCCTTCAATGCCGCCTACGCGCTCATTAATCTTGCTGAACGCGGCATCATGCTGGGTTACTCGATCCGAGAGGTCGTCAATGCGCTTCTCAGCGCCTGCGCTGGCCTCAACGACTCGTAGACGGTCTTCGTGGTCTTCAGCAATCTCTTTGAGATTACCAAGGCCGTCGACCAGTTTATTGGTCACCGCTTCCATCCTAGTTAGCATCTCAAACATCTGTTGTGCTGTGATGGTTACAATCGGTTGGTCGCCCACGTCAATCCTTAGTCAAACGGACAAGTGGCATAATTAAATCACAATTTGTCCAACTTTTTAACTCAAACATATTAAACACATTGAGGGGTTACAAAGTTCTGTATCTCATGGGGTATGCTTATAGACCCTGACTGAGAGGAGCTACACATGCTTATTATCAGGACTGCGGTGTTGGTAGGAATTTTGGGGCTTGGTATCCAAGCCTCACATACCCTAACTCCACCTTCCGAGGCAGCAGGAGAAGCCTCGGTAGTAGCAGCGGCACCCGTCGCTGTTGCGCACAAAGTAGTTAGAAAAGTAAAACCGACTCCTTCCCGAAGCCGGGCATACGCCAGAAGTCTGGTGTCTGCGAAACAGTTCCAATGCCTAGACAAGCTTTGGACACGGGAGTCAAACTGGCGTCACACGGCCGATAACCCGAACTCCAGCGCTTACGGTATCCCGCAGGCGCTGCCGGGTAAGAAGATGGCTTCGGCTGGAAAAGACTGGCGCACCAACCCCGAAACCCAGATTAACTGGGGCCTGAAGTACATAAACTCCGTTTACGGATCACCGTGCAATGCATGGGCGTTTTGGAAAAAGCATCATTGGTACTAACAAAAAGGCCCCCGCTCACGCGGGGGCCTTTTTACTTTTGTTAGTCGACGTACAGAACTGTCAGAGTAACAGTGGCACCTTCATCGATGATATCGCCGGCGGCTGGATCCTGTGAGATAACGCGGCGTGTAGTGGTGTTCGAACCCCATACTGCGCCTGAGCAAACAGCGTCGAATGAGAGATCAGTATTAGCGAACGAAATGGTGTTTGCTACCTTATCCACTGCGGTCAACTGCTGGTAACCAAGTGCAATTGGAGTTTCGCCTGGGCCGGGAGCCACAATGAACTGGTCAATGTAAACAGTGTCGCCAGCTCGCAAGTTAAGCACGTCGTCAACAGTCAAAGTTACAGTAGAAGTAGTGGTCTTTCCGTGAGTTACGCCAGGATTAACCGTGTAGGTATTCCAGGAAAGATTTGCTGCGGTAAGCGCTGGTGCGTATTCAGGAACTGCCATACCAACAACGTTTGGAACAACGGTCTCAAATCCTGGGTCGCCATCGCCTGCGTAGTTAGGGATGTAACCAGGGAAGTTTGAGTAACCAGTGGTTGCAATGATGTGGTTGTCAGCCGGAACTTTAACTTCAAATCCACCAAAGGTGTTACCGATGGTTACTGAGTAATCTTCGGTCTGGAGCGTTCCGCTCTTGAAGTATGTAGTAGGAGCCCAGTAAGCGTCACCGCTACCGCCACCAAAATTGGTCTCGGCGTAGCCGCGGTCATCGTTTGGCTGAAGCGGGAGGTTGCCCCAGACATAATCAACCTGGACTTCGCCCGTAACAATGACTGGGTCGCCAGTAATTGGATCGAGCACCGGGAACCAGCCTGAAGCGCCAGTCTCGGGGTTGTACTGCCAGGCCTTCTTTACATAAGACTCTCTAGCCATGTCTTTTCCTTACTTCTTGTTATCTCGGAGGACAGTGAAGGTCGGCTTGTCACCACAGGTGGGGCAGCCGCCAAGGACAATCTTTACGCCAGCAACGGCGTCGGTGTACGTTTCAGTACCGCAATCGCAAGTTTTTTCAAGCTTAGCCATGGTTTACCACCAGTTTCCTGTGTTCTTTGTCGGGTCCTGACATTGGTACACAACCATCGAGTAAGTGGTGGGGTCGCCACTATCAGCCGCGACAACGGTATTGGGGCTGAAGTTGCTATACAAAACAACGTGGTCTACATCTTTACCGAACACCTTGTAACCAGTGTTAGTGTCTTCCCACAGGAGTTCCTTGGGGTCGATGTAGTACCAGAACAGAGCACCATCATTATTGGGGGTGCCACCCGTGTCGTACGGTCCAGAACCGCCGCTAAATGTGAAGTCAACAAAGTACTCACGCGGAACGCCACAAGCCACAAGCGTGTTAATCACGTTGTAAAGTTTCAGTTCTTCAAAGTTGAACCCGTCCGTGTAGCACAGGTACAAAGCTGGCCAACGGAACGCAGGCCCTTCGATGTTAAGAGTATTACCCACATTAGGGGTAAACGACGGGTACCCAGAGTATTCTGCTAGGGCGCGGCTGGAGTCGTCCATAGTGCCCAGCAAGGGATTTTCGGCTGCCCAGCGAGCATCGTTTGGCTGCAACGGCAGGTTGCCCCAAACAAAGTCTACGCATGGGTTACCGTTGTCATCAAGGAGATGACCAAATTCGTTAACCGCCACAGTTACCGATCCTATCTGTCAGGTAGTAGGTAGTATGGCAGTTATTTGATAGTTTTTAGGGCTAATCAAGAAAGATGTTCGCCGTTAGGGCCTCGACCCGGGTCGGCATAAGAAAGCACGCTTGGCTTTTCAATTGAGTGCGGAAGGCTACGAAGCCCGAACCGCGTGTCGCGGACTTCCTGCGTGGGAACCTCCACGGACGCCTCGAATTCTTTGGCGCGGCTCACCGGTCCCAGCGATTCCATTGCTTCACATTCGTTTGTATGCCATAGGTAGCTCCTGATGCCCGAGTCAGAGCATCGCGGAATTCTCGGGAGTCTGCGCCCCGGTACTGAGCCTGAAGGACCTTACGAGCTGCGTCGTTCCGTGGGTCAGACGGCTGCGGAATCTTTGCCATGGCTACTTCTTTTTAGCTGGTGCCTTCTTGGCAGCGGGGGCTTTCTTTGCTGCGGGTGCTTTTTTAGCAGCAGGAGCCGCAGGTGCGGGCGTAGTATCGCGGAATACGGATTCACCGGGGACCGCGCCGCGAAGGGCATGACCCTTGTCGTAACCAAGCTGGGAAAGAGCGGCCGAACGAAGACCCTTGTTCTTTGCTACCTTATGCACCCGGAGGTTGGGGCCATCAAGCGGGTGCCAGTTGGCTTCGCGCTTATTGCTCTGCTCGACGTCAGCCTTCTCTGAGGATTCTCCGCTGATACGGTTCTTAGCCAAGTATGATCCAATTGATGCTCCGGTTACTGGGCTTGACTTAGGGGTAGGGCGATCCTGTGGTGCGCGGGTAACAAATGTGTTGTTGCCGAAAGTGGCGCGCTCAATAGCACCAGCGTGGCTTGCAATGTGGGTGACCATTTCCATTTGCTGAGCGTGTGCCACATGGGCTTCGTTAATACGAGTGTTGGAGACATGGGTGACCATTTCCTTCTCGCGCTCATGGTGTTCTGCAGCGCCGCGGCGGGTCATTCCGCCAAGCATTGCGCCAGTAACAAGGCCACCAACCGCAGCGCCAATGCCACCGCTAGTGCGGCTGCTGCCGCCGTCCCACGAGTTTGCCTTTACCATGATTAGTCTCCTTTGTTGGGACAAGTTTACCGAGTGAGCCGCGTTATTTATGCGGCAACGCGATTACTTTTCGTTTTCCTTCTTGCCTGCGCGACGCTTGTTTTCCTTGGCGGTGTTCTTGCCATGCTTCAATGGGCGGAGGTTCGACTTCCGGTCGTCGGAGTGGTTGTTGTTCTTGTGGTCCACATCTGTGTTGCGGGAAAGTTTCGTCCCCGTCTTTTCTTCATAATCAGCGCGGGCCTTATTCTTCGAAGTGGTGACCCACTTCCCGCCGACCTTTTTCTTATAGACGTAAATCGGCCTGCCGCCGTTAGCGTCAGACCCCTTGTACGGGCCAAACTTCTTAGTCTCTGCCACTAGTACATCTCACCGAAGCCTGTGGCTTCATTTTTACCCATTGCAAAGTCGGTTGCTCGGTCTACTACGCTTTTAGCGGCGTTCTCAGCGGAGTTACCAATTGAACCGCCAATAGTGCTACCGATGGTGCGACCAAGCATGGCGCCAGCCGCGGTGCCGCCGCCGGGCTCGAGAAAGGTACCAATCGCTCCACCGATAACGGTTCCTGCGATAGACCCAATAGTTCCGCCAATGCTCATAAGTTATGCCCTAATCTAGTAGATTTTACCAAGGTTGAGGTCTGACTTGCCTTCTGCGCTACCGGTAACAAAGTGAGAAGCCCGGTCAACAACATTTTGAATTCCGCTTACGGGATTCACGAACTTACCGACTTTGCCAATAATGTTTCCTAGACCACTGGATGCCGCGGCTTCTCCGCCAGCCACTGCTTCAGCGCCAGCGGCGGTTTCCGCCCCAAGTCCAAGTGCCCCAATAATTTCAGGGATTAACATCGCCATAATCAGGCCTAGTACATTCCGTAGGGATTGGTTGTAACCTGCTGGTTGGCGTCAGCCTGACCTGCGACAAAGTGCCCAACGCGGCTTGCGGCGCGACCAGTTCCAGTTGCAACGCGGTTTGCAAGGTGTGCACCAACAATTGCCCCAATTTGAGGAGCGTAGGTAGTTCCGAGGTTTTCGGCCGCAGCCACATAGCGACCCTTGTTAGCGGCAAGGTGCGAGCCTACTTCACCAGCCATTCGACTCGTGGCGCTCTGCTGATGCGGAACACCCCTATCGGTGAGATCACGGACAGTGTTGGCGGCGTGTTCACCAATGTCAACGAAGGACGCGGCGTTCTTGCCAGCAGTCTTGCCAATCTGGGATGCGTACTTAGCGCCTAACCGGCTGCCAATAGCAGCGCCTGCCGCCGATGCAAGGTATCCCATTAAGCACTCCTACCCAGATTGAATTCCTCAAGTCTGGTGCTAAGTTTAGTGCCTAAAGCAGTGCCTACGGGCACTGAAGGCCCGGCGGATGACTGTAAATCTACTCCGCCCATTGCGCGAATGGTGGACATTTACGCGGTCTTTTCAATGGGGGCGGCAAACTTATGGGAGACTTCGTCAGCCGTCGGGAATCGAGACTCTCCGTCCCAATGGTAATCAGTAGCGCCTATGAGATGCACGGGAGAACCCGGTCTAATGGAGACTTCGCTCTCTCCCGACTCCTTAGTGTGGATTCCCTTTTGCGGTCGCTCCAGATTCCACTTGTTAACCTCTTCCCGGCTCATAACATGGTCGGGGTGCACAAATCCGTGAAGAACGGTGGACTTAATGTTGGATCCGTTGTCTGGGTCAATAGTGCGATGCCTGCTGTCAAAGCTTCCCATATTTGCGAAGGTTTCAGCCACATCGCGAGAAGAACTCCAATGTGAACCGACACGTCTTGCGGAATTAACCACATCTTCGTGAGAAACATCCCTGACGCCACGATAGACAGGCACATATCCATCGAATCGCGACCTACGCGGCATCGGTAGGTTTTGCCACTGTTTACCTTGTTCCATAAAACAAACCTTTAATCAAAGAGTGTAGGTTGATGCTGCAAGGCTTCCGTGTGGTCCTCGCCAACGCGGACCCGTCCAGTACGGGCAGCGTCGTAACCTTCGAGCCATTGACGACCCATGGTTCCGGTAAACCCGCGCCCATCTGACGCAAATTTGCCGGCCTCAAATTCGGCCTCGTTTTTGTCACCCTCAAGATTTTTACGCCAAATCTCGTGGTAAGCGGACGGTGTAACACTGGCTGGAACTCGCGGGTCCTGACCAAACCTAGTTGCTGCAACATGATCTGCTAAGCCCTCGGCTACACCTTTTCCGAGCGGGCTTCTATCAATCGTTCCCCCTCTGTTTAAGATTTCGCCTCGGTCGATAGCGTGCCCAGTTTCATGAGTAAACATGCGACCCAAGAAGTTGGTCGGGTGAGTGTGCGACAACCCTCTATCCATGTAATCACCTACATGGATACCTCTGTAGGGTCCAATAGTTCTATAGAACGCTGAATTACCCTGAATTCCAGGCTCGTTAGTCCGGATGTCAGTAAGCCTTGCGTTAGCAAGTCTATCCGCTGGAATAGAGGATCTAGCGAGCGTCTGGATGATGGTGGCACGCTCCCTGCCAAGTTTGTTCTTTTGCTCTCCAGTTAGATTGGCATCGCCGGGACTAATGCCGTCGGTATGAACGCGAGTATCCTTCAGTGCTTCGGAGACTATCCGCTGTCGCCGGGGGGTAAAACCCTTGGGATAGCGCTGCTTGTCCGTCAAGAACTGCCGCGGCTTGATGTTCAGTTCTTGGGGGGTAAACAACCAGCCCTGGTCCATGTCCTCACCAGCAGCTTCCATGGCCTTACGAAGACCAGAGCCTTTTCCAGAGGTAGGCAGATTCCGCGGTACGAAGGTTTCTCGTTCTTTACCAGCCACGCAATGCTCCTATTAGAACGGGGTTTCGGTTGAAGTTGTTGGAACAGCACTCCATGTGCTTCCCACAGTCTTTTGGGTGTTCTTCGGCTTTACCAATTTGGTAGCCCAGTCCATCGCACGAATCCTCAACGGAACTTGGCGGGGTTGTTCAATTAGCCACATATGTAATCCATAGCCTTTCATTTTGTATTAGTGACACTATAGTACCCCTGCTTTTCACACGGACACATCAGTACTGATGGTGGATGTTATGAGAGCGTGTCCATATTTGGCATATTAGTGGTTTCACCATGTTTACTAACATACCTTTGTTGCGCGTCGTTCATCTTCCTAAGGTCCTCTTCCTCACTAGCGGAGGTCGGGGTCAATCCAGAAGAAAGTACCTCTCCATCAAGCCACTGACCTTTGTGCGATAGGTAGGGGGAGCTTTCAAACAAAGACGGCTGGTACATTCTAGTGGAGTGAGTTGTGGGTATGCCTTGCCTCCTTAGTTGGTTGGCACGTAGCTCTCGCTGGGCGTACATAACGGCTTTGTACTCCGGGTCATCATGTCCAACATGGGATACAACATCCGCGCTCTCTATGTTGTGAGGTTTAAGAGTGCCACCAGGTATTTGAACTTCCCTGTACCTAACTACCGTATCTGGTGAACTGTCGTCGCCAAGACTTTCTGTTCTCGGTACATAGTGACCAGTAGAAGTGTGCTGCGGACCAAGAGGCTCTGGTACAGGGTTCGGGCTGTGGGCGTCTCTAAGCATAAAGACGCTATCTGCTGGTGTGGTGGTTGCCCCTCGCAATGCCGACGGTCGGACATTTAGGTTGACATTTCCATACTGACCTATCGGACTAGGAACATTATTGGGCCTCAAGTAACCGTACACATGCCGGTTATTCGTACCTTCATAGGTAGGAGTACCAAACATGAAATGCTCAGTCTCTCTTCTAGCGTCGCCTTTATCATTATGTTCTAACTCTGGAGTATAGCCATGCCGAAGAATACCTGGGACATGCCTAGAGTCAGTGCTAATTGATACGGTGTGGCCAGCCGGTAGTTCCCTTGACCTGCGCGGCATTGGCAAATTTTGCCATTGTCTGCCGTGCATGGCAGTAGGCGTGTACCCTGGAAATAGTGTCGGTTCCTCAGACATTACTGATTCACTCTCTTTCCGCGCACAGCAGCATCAGTGGCGTTGGGGGACATTCCATACCTACCGTACGATGGGCGTGGTCCAGAGAACATGCCGTTGTTCTGATTACGGGTGTCTGGATTGACAAGATTAGGGAATTGCTTCGACCGACCGAATACAGTAGGTACACCTAATTCGCCGAAGGCTCGATCTACCTTGTTGTTGGGAACTTTTGCCATCAGCGGGCTCCTTGGGGTGGGAAGTAGCCCCATTCTCGGATGGAGTCACCGGGGGTGCGGATATGACTTGCGGGGACAGTCTTTGACAGGATGCGGTGGCCTCCATTGATTCCCTGTCCGTGACCCTCTGCGTAGGCTCTGTCAATGGCAACCCAGTCACCTAGATTGATTGTATTAATCTTATGAGGCGGGTTGGCCGCAATGTGCTGTTGCAGTTCGGGAATCAAGTTAGACGCGTGCTTGTGGAAGTGTGCTTCCTCGCCCCGCCAGTGGTCGTAATCAGGGTGGGCGGGCAACTTACCTTTGGTGTTGAGGCTGTTCAAGCCCTTTTGAAGGTAGTCCACGTCCCTCTGCATATGGGCAGTCTCACCGGCTACTTTGGGCACCGCACGGTAAATCGTAATCGGGCGATCTGGTTGTCCGCGGTAGGAAATTGCCAGACGGTGGGTCGGCATATCCTGAGCTTGGGAGTAGTAATGGGGGTGGGTGTAGACGTCGGCTGGGTACACCTGAGTCAGATCATGCAGAGGTGCACCGTCGGCTCCTGGACGATGACTCATCCTGTAGCCACTGAACTGGGCACCTTGATCAATAGGCATCTTTACCAACCAACCGCGCTGAACACACCAGAGGTGTTACTTGTTACGCGAATCCATTGATTTGCCGATGGCCTTACCAACGCTGGAGCCAAGATTGCGGTTGTTGCCTTTTATCTTGGCAAAGGGAGAGGGGTCGCCCGGGCCGAAAGCCCTTGCACTCATCTTTCCGTTTTTATCGAACGACGCCCAGGCATCAACATTGCCGCTGGTCTGTCGTTGAAGGTTTCCGCCAATCTTGTTAATCTTGGCTGCAGCCTTCTTTGCGCCTGCAGTGGGCTTACCGCCAACATTCTTCTTGGTCATTACTCGTATACCTTTCCTGATCCGCCGCAGTTCTTGCAAGCGGGTCCGTAATAGCCTGATCCCATAATTGTTTTGGAATCCATGGCAGCTTTAGCGAAATGCTTTTCCGACTTCTTGTCGCCGGCAATAAATTCTTTGGGCTTGGTGGTTCCGGCACCTGAGCAGGTGGGGCAAGGTGCGTGAGTGCCGTCAGCACTCCACAGGCCGTCAGCAAATTCTTTTGAACTCATTTGTTGAACTGCCTTGCCTGTCCAAGGGCACGAGAAGCGTTCGAAGCAAGGTTAGGGTTGGACTTACCCCACGACACCCACTGCTGGTGGGTAGCCCCAGAAGGGCTTCCACCGCCGGGACGCTGTTTCTGCCATTCGCGAACCGCGGCAGCTCGTTCTGGGCTGTTCCAAGCGGTCTGTTCCTTGGCGATCTCACCCGACCGCACAGCGTTCATAGTCGCACTAGCGCGAGTAGCTCGTCCGGGTGCAGCCTTGCCGTGTTCGCGAAACGACGGAGTACGTTCGCCAGCCCAGTGGTTTGAGTGCTGGGTCTCTACCCAACCTTCGACTTCCTCGCGTGACGGACGCTGCAGGGGTGGGTTCTTGGCTTTAGCCGACTTTTTTGCCATGAGTCAATTATTCACGCAGCAGAGGAAATTGTCTGCGCTTACTTGGCTTTTGGCTTTGGCGAAGTCTTTTTAGCCGAGTTACTTTTCGCAACCGGAGGCTTGATCACAGGGCCGATGGACTTGTAGGTGAAAGACTGCTTACCGGGCTTGTAGGCACCGACGATGTCTTTATCATTTTTCATGCTGTCTCCTCAAGGTCTGGCAGGGTATTCATTTTGAAACGATCTTTTGATGCTAGAACCGGAATTCCGCAGTAGAAGCATGCCCGGTGTTCCATGCTGGGGTAGCCGCACCACCCACACTTCACAAGACCGCTAGTCTTCGTGTCCATCTCCTCAGTAACAGGGAGCTCAATCAGCGATGTCGCAGTAGCGTCGTATTTTTTCTTAAACGGCCACATGGGCTGTGGTCCTCCTAGTGATTCGCGAATACCCAATTATAGCCTCGTTAGGCTACTGCCTGCACCTATTAACTAACACTGGCGCCTGTGCCCTGGACCCCATCTATTCGAACAAACGTTCTAAGGGTGGGGGGGTGTAGCCGTAACCGAATCGTTACCATGTCCGTTACCGAACCGTTACAAATCCAGGTGGCAGAGTGACAGCCCCGCATGGCATGGTTCTCCATGTGAAGGCAACCACGCCGACACCCCGCCCAATGGGGCGGTGACCTATCAAGGGGAGTAGCAATGGCTACACGCACTATCAAGCGCGGCGATGTCCGCGCATTCGTCGAGGCGACCCGCGGTCGTTTCGTTGGAGTGACATTCCGCAAGCGCACCACGGGAGAAGTCGTCTCCATGGGATTCACGACTAATCGTCAGTCCTACCTAGTCGGCGGCGACCCCGCCTACAACGCCGCCGAACGCGGCTTGGTCGTGGTCGTCAAGCCCCGCAAGGGATTCCGCTCATTCGGTATCGAGAATGTCATCGAATTCCGTTTCGGTGGCGACACTATCGTGGTGGAGGACTAGTCATGTCACACGCGACCACGAACCCCGCTAACTACAATTGCTCAACCGACTTTGAGGCGTTCGACCATAGCGACGAGTGCGACTTCGAAGGTCCGGTGGACGGAGTCGAGGTGGGCAACCTCACTCCCGACGGATACCGTTCCGCAGGCTACACGCAACACTTTGTCTGCCCAAAGTGCAACGCTGAAGTTGAGCGCGAGCGCTACTAACAACCACGGAGGGGGGCGCAAGCCCCCCTCCCCTACCGAAGGGGCAAGCATGATTCCCAAGACTGAACAAGCGGTCTATGTAGTACTCCGACTCTCAAGCCTGTTCTTTGGCGGTTGGTGTTTCTACTTTGTAGTCCAGAGCCTGAACACCACCGGACCTACGCATGAGCGGGCGGTGGCATGGGCGGTCGCGATGCTGTTCATCACGACAACCTACGAACTAATCCGGTTTGTCGCCCTGGTTCTGAACGGCAGACTCCGATAGCGAGGGGGCGGGGCGCGAGCCCCGCCTCACCGCGGGATTGTTTGTGTTGGCTCCCACCCTCCCAGAGCCTAACCTTAAAAGGGATAGTAGTAGAGAGAGTCGTTACCAAATCGTTACAGATCACCCGTTATCGAATCGTTACAAAACCAGGTGGCGCGGCGGCACGGAGTACGGCATAGTACTCCATGTGAACGGGAAATACCCGACACGGAAGGGGAACATCATGTCTCGACCATTGAGTGCAATCGCTCAAGAAATTGAATCGGTATGGGCTAAGCCGTATTTCGGCGCGGTACCGTATCTGCGCGCTATGCGTTCACTGTCGTCAATCACCGATAGTTTCTTCGATGACACCGCCGAAGGCGTCGTTATCTACTTTCTCGCTAACGCCGCCACATGGCGCGGCGAGGACGCCCGCCGCATCAAGGCAGAATTGCGGGGGATGTTGAAGTGACCGTTATCTTCTCCGCCCCCACATGCGCAGAGTGCAAGCGCGTGTTTGATCTGACCGATGAGACCGATTCGCACGAGTGGTATTTCGGACACGACTGCGAAGTGTGAGACCCCCGGCGGCCTGAGACCCCCGCTCAGGCCGCCGGCCCTGCGCCTGGCGGGATCCGGCGTTGTTTGTGTTGGACAGCCCTCCCACCCTGTCTCAACCCTAAAGGGATTAGGGAGGGAGAGAGCTGCCGTTATCAAATCGTTATAAATCCAGGTGGCTGCTAGCCGTGGACTATGGCAGGGTTCTCCATGTGAGCGAGAAACTCTCGCCACGGAAGGGGAACTATCATGGCCGCTGTGAAACTCAACGTTTCGTCAGCCATTGCGCTAATTGAAGCGCGCTTGTTGGAGGCAGACTTGCATGAGTCTGAAGAAGCCCGAATTAACGCGGAATACGAGAACGCTATCCGCGAATGGGACTTGCGTTGCGCCAGTCTGATTCGGAATGGCATCTCTGCCGAACTCGTCTCTGCCAAGACAACTATGTCTGGAACAGTTGTTGTCACGTTTGAGCTGGACGGGTACGCTGTCCCGCCCATGCCAATCAAGGCGGGGAACCCATACCGAAGCCTTGGCAAGGAGTACCGTCGCGGGCAGTACGTGGACGGGCGTGAAGAACTTCAGTTCGCTCTCAAACTGCTCCGCGCATCAGTTGGGGATACGGTAACCCTCTCCGCCCTCAACGGAGTCAAGAACTATCTCTGAGTAACTCCCTGGGGAGGCGCGAAAGCGCCTCCCTTCGGGGCGGACCGGCCGGCCGAAATGTTTGTGTTGAGTCCCGCCCTCCCAGACTCTAACCCTAAAGGGATAGGAGGAGAGAGATCCGTTACCAACTTGTTATAAATACCCGTTGCGCCTGGCCAGGGCGATCTGGTATGCCGCCTGCCTGAGCTGTCGTTATCAAACTGTAATAAATACTAGGTGCGGATGTCATCCCTATGCCCTAAGTTTCTCCATGTGAGCAACTCCGCTCACCAAGAAAGGGGACGCCATGAGCGTTTATGTGACAGGACCGCAGATGCTGGTTCAGTCCGAATTGGTCGCTTCGGGAGAAGCCGCCGTGGTATGCATGGAGGAACAGGCTCTTCGCGAGGTGGTTGACCTTCGCGATGAGTCCACATGGAGCCAATACCGCGAGATTGTGTTTGTAATCCGCGATTCTGGCACCATTGAGGAATCGAAGGAAACGCTGCAAGAAGTCTTTGCGCGTTACCCTTACGCGCTGGACGCAATCGTCGTTCAGGGCAATTCGTGGCTCTCGGCAATTTGCGAGGACACCGATTGCTGCCCGCCCGAGGGTAAGCCCGTCCACAACTAAACAGAGAAGCCGCCCGTCCCGCGAGGGGCGGGCGGTCTTTTTTATGCGCCCAAGCCCCCGGTGGCCTAGGGATCCGGATCTGCCCAGCTGCCTGGGCGGGCCGGCCAGCCAGCAGAATTGTTTGTGTTGAGCACCCACCCTCCCAGTGCTCTTATATAGGGGTTGGGGGGAGAGAGATCGATCATCGTTATCGAATTGTTATAAAAGAGACTTGAACCGGCCAGGGCCGTGTGGTATGTCGCGTGCCTGAGCTTTCGTTACCAAACCGTTATAAAAACCCCATGCAAAGTGGCGGGTGAGTGTGGAATAGTTCACCTCGTGAGCAACACCGCTCACCTCAAACTCCGAAGGGGAGTGACGCCATGAGTATGTATGGCGACCCGAATCAGGCGGGTACACCTGACAACACCGAGTGCTATCGGTGCGGCTTGCTCGATAAAGAGGTCGCGTACCTCAAGGGCACGATTCAGAATCTGCGTGCCACGCTCGCAGAGATTGGCGAAGCCCTTTGGGACCAAGCCAAAGAAGACATTGACAACGGCGAACCCGTTGCCACCTTCTCATTCGACGACATCCGCGAATTGGCGCAGCAGTGCGGCGTTTCGACTAATGTCTCGTTCGTACTCACTGCCTCATTCGAAGCCCGCCTCACGGCTCCGTATGGCACCACGGCAGAAGAGGTCCTCAACGGTCTGAGCATCGACTCTGACTTTGACCTCGACGACTACGGCTTCGAGAGCGAAGAACTCGAGCCTCGCTAGCCGACCGGAGGGGGGCGAAAGCCCCCCTCCCCCACACTTCCCGCCCCGCCCTCTCTCCCCCGTAGGGCGGGGCGGGAAACACTCCAAGGGGATGCCGGAGTGACCTGGCCCACATAAGCCGCTTGGCGGGGTACTTCCCCTTCCCCCGCCAAGCCCGCCTGGAGCTCCGGATCCGGCGGCCGGGAATGTTTGTGTTGACCCACCCTCCTCATTGGGAATGTGTGTGGGAGAGAGATCGTCGATCACCGTTACGCAACTGTAATAAATCCAGGTGGCGTGGGGCGGAGAGATAGGGCAGGATTCATCCCGTGAGCAACCGCTCACACTTAGAAGGGAAGCACCATGAAAATTTGGATTAACGTCCACAACGGGCAGACTACCTGCCCGGAACACGCAGGCAATGAGTTGTCATTCTCAATTGAGAGTGCGCCCACGGCACTGCAGCACGAGACTTCGTTCGGTACATGGGTAGCAGCCACGCCCGAAGAGGTCCAAGACTTGGTACTCATCGCGGGCGACGCCTGCGAGACTTGCGCGTTCGGATTTTAGCCATGAAGTTTGTAGTCCGCGCCGACCAGAAGATTGAGTACAAAGAATTCGTCGTGGAGGCCGAAATCCTCTCTGCCGCCCAAGAGATTGTGTCAAATTTAATTGACATGGACTTTGAGGTCCAGTTCTCCACCTGGACAGTGGGCATCGACGAAGCGCCGGAAACTAAGCCGTGTGATCGGTGCGGAGAGCCGGTCGATCTGACCGAGACTTACTGCGACGCGCAATGCGCTGAGGGGTAGTGATACAGCCAGCCTGGTCCCCGAGAGGGGGCCGGGCCGGTTTGTGTTGGAGTCCCACCCACCCTGACTCTTACCTTTCAGGGATTGGTGGGAGAGAGATACGGCAGATCGCCCGTTATCGAACTGTAATAAATCCAGGTCGCAATTGTCGGTGGCATGCGGCATAGTTCACCTTGTGAGCAACAAGGCTCACACAAGACTCCGAAGGGGAGTGGTCGCCATGATTTATGGCGAGAACCCGATTCAGGCGGGGAATCCTGAAGCCGCAGTATGCGCGGACTGCATGCAGAAAGACAGGCGGATTGCCTCGCTGGAGTCAACCGTCCAGCGCAAGGTAAACGACATGACTGCTGTCGGGAAGCGACTCTGGGCTGACACCCAGTCTTGCATCGACGAGGGTTACACCGAAGTGACCTTCACTGTCGAAGACATGCGGGCACTAGTGGATCTGCTGGGTATCAGCACGGACATCCGCGTGCGCGTCACTGCCACCTTTGAGGCTATCCTAGATGTGCCCTACGGCACTGACCCGGACTACCTGATCGAGTCGTTCAGTGTCGACTGTGAGCATGACATGCTCCATTTCGGGTTCTCCGACGAAACTGTCGAACCCGAATAACTTCCCCCGGAAGTTCCGCACCTGGGCATGTGTTTAAACTGCCCACCACTACTAAGAAGGGATAAGACAATGATTACTGATCTATACAACAGCTGGACTAACCGCGAGACATGGGCGGTTAATCTCTAGAACCTCCCGCCCAGTCTCTTCCCCTTCAGGCTGGGCGGGATCGGCCCGCCGACCTCAGCCACACTCCCCCGGTGGCTGGGGGACGGCACCCGGCTGGGCTGCTGTGGCAGCTCGGCCGGGCGGCCGCTTTGTTTGTGTCGGACGCCCACCCTCCCTCCGTCCTCTTATTAGGAATTATGGGAGAGAGAGCCGTTACCTAATTGTTATGAAAGATCCTTGACCTTCCAGGCAGATCATGCTAGGGCCGGGGATTCTGACGCCGTTACCAAACTGTAATAAAAGTAGGTGGAGAGTGTCAGTGCCATGCCGTAAGTTTCTCCATGTACCGAAGCCCAGTAGGTACAAAGAAGGGAGTTCGCCATGAGCGAGCAAGACTTTCTCGAATTCAGGTTCGAGGATAGCGAGTATGTACGAACCGCTCGAGTTAGCCGCGATGTAATCCAAGGCCTGCTTATCAGCCGAATGAGCATGGACAGAATCATCAAGGCTACTGAATTGGTAGCCCGCACGGTTACCCCTGAGAATCAAGAAGAAGCGAACGCTGGCGGCTCGTGGGCGTTCATCACTGCGACACGGAAGGTGAGTGCCTGACATGGGTAACCGTTCTGAGATTATTGTCCAGAGCGATTCATTCGCTAGCAACCTCGTGTTCTACGGTCACTGGTCCGGGACGGACAACCTGCTCGCAGTAGCGAGAGTCCTCCAGCGTACCGACCGCGTGGGCGACCCCTCGTACCTCGCGGCTCAGGTTTACTTCGAGTTCGCTGTGAACCTCGGACAGACTGACGGCAACCTGTCGTTCGGTATCCGCGCCTCCGATGGCACTGAGTGGGTGATGTGCGATGAACCGCCGGTCTACCTCAACGCCGACACGGGAGAGGTGGTCTACCAAGACATGACTCTGTCGAAGGACACTCTCAAGGGTCTATTGTTAGACTCGCTCACCAAGTAATCAACACGGGGAGGCTGGAAAGTCCAGCCTCCCCTACCTAAGAAGGGAAACGCAATGCATACTGCACACTTAATGCTAGTCCGAGCTGAGTCCCCAGAGGGAGCTCAGAACTATGTCGAATCGCGGCTCACTCACGACACCACTGTCGAACAGTGGTGGGACTGGTTCGCCATAGGCTCCGACGGTCGGTATTCACTCTCAAGCGCCATTGAGGGCTGGACCGGGGACGACTATGTCGTAGGGCTTGAAGCTACCCCTGGGCTGTTCCACCTAGCTGTGGACACTTTCTACGAATACCGCCGGCAAGCATTCGACCGGCACTCAGCTGAGCTGGAGAACAATGGCTGGATGTTCAGGCTCGACCAGGATGACATGATTACCTGGCGGCTCCGCCGGTTTGCCGACCTCTCCGCGTCTTACTATTGCGCGGAGAGCCATGTCTATGACCTGCATAATTTCTCAGCTAACTTGGATCTGTTCATTAAGGACACGGGTACTGACTGGTTCGCTGTCCTGGTGGATTTCCACTACTGACCAACCGGCAGGCGGGAGTTGCGCCCCGCCTGCCGCCTCCCCGCCCGCGATCGTGCCCGCCAGCGCGATCGCGGGCACTTTGTTTGTGTTGGCCCTCCCACCCCGCTTAGGGAGTTGTTGTGAGAGAGATTTGATCTGTCCAGGGGTATTTGTTACATTTGGGTAACGGAATGATCGTTATCGAATCGTTATGGTTAATTCGTTGACACTGTCAGTGCGTGCTGTAATGTCTGCCATGCATTCAGTACCTAGAGAGAGAGATACCATGAAGGCACTCAAGCGATCGACTGATTCTAAAGTGGCTAATAGCCTTACCCCCGGAGGGAAGGGCAGAATCGCCAATTCATTCGGGCTACCCTCGGGCAGGGCGTACTCATGCCCTGCAGCTACTAGTGTCTGCGAGTCAGTGTGCTACGCGGGCAAGCTGGAGAAAATTCGCCCGACCGTCCGTAATCTACTCATGCACAATTGGGATCTCCTCCGGGAGGCGGATCGACATACTATGTATGACCTACTAGTGAGCATGCTTACGGAATTCGACGCCGAATGCGACAAATGGGACGCAGAGAAGCTGTTCCGCATTCATTGGGACGGAGACTTCTTCTCCCCGGAATATGTAGCCGCCTGGGCAGCTGCGATGGCGGAATTCCCGCAGATTCGATTCTGGGTATATACACGGGTAGACTACGCTGCTAGGATCCTCCGCCATACCCCTAATCTCTCCCTGTACTTCAGTGGAGATTCAGAGAATGCCGAAACGGCAGAGAGAATGTCCGCCTTGGGCGTCAATATCGCCATGCTAGGGAAGACTTTCGATCTGGCACGCGAGGCACTGTCTGTACGGGCGGCAAAGTGCCCCGAACAGCGCGGGCAGATTGCCCTTGCCGGTGCCTGCGTCGCATGCAAAATCTGCATCAAGGGAAACACAAGCATTACATTCTCGATTAGTAAGAAGTAGGAGTAACCATGAGAAGGCCCAAAGTCGCCGAAGTCAACAATTGGACTATCGTAGAGGATATGTCTAATGAGATCGCCACTGTCTGGGAGGCGGACAATATCCCAGACTTCTTCAAACTCACCTCACCGGCTCATGCCACCAAGCTCTTCTACGGAGAAACAGCGTGGCAGGACGCCCAAAGGCTTTCCAGTGATCTATTCTTCAAGGTCAGGGTAGCCTCATGATCTGAGCTCGGGGCTTTCCCCTTCTCCCCGAGCTCCGCTAGGCGGTTCAGCAGTACCTCTCTCACTGCTGGACCGCTTTGGCGTGTCTGCGCCCGGGCAGCCTCGCATGTTTGTGTTGGCCCACCCTCCCCGAATAGGGAGTATGTATGTAGAGAGAGAGCAATCGTTACCAAACTGTGACCGGCCGGGGCTTGACACAGCTCCCCGGCCTGTGCTAGGCGGCAAAATGATCTAATTTGTCGACAAAGCGCTTTGTGCATACAGCTATTTGTGCATAAAGAGAGAGAGAAGAGAAGAGAAGAGAGAGCCGGCTCGGCTACTGCCCCAGCAGATCGAGGCTTAAACGCGGGCAACACCAGGCCATACGCCTATCCTCCCCGTTCCTATCAACTAGCCCCCTATGTCCTCTATCCCTATCTCTCTCTATCTATCTCTTAGGTACTAAGAAGGGAAATTCATAAAGGCGCCGATTTTTACGCGGGGGCGACCCTGTATGTATTCGTTATCAAACTGTTACCGAATAGGCGGGAGAATAATTTGCATAATGTCAGTACGGGCGATAATAATTTGCCCCATGAACATCACACCCATTCGAAATGCCATGATCACTTGCTCATGCTGCGGCGTCCGTCTTGAAACACTGGTCTGCCCAGACATCACCCTTTGCCACGAATGCATCATGGAGTGCATCGGTGACAACCTTACCCCTGCCGATGACCATAATCGTCAAGCGGCGGCTGAACTCACCAAGGGACTAGTCCGGGTCGCTGAATGCGACTCCTTTGCCTGCGGTGGTATGGAGCAGCCTTTCTACTTCGATAATGTCGGCAGTGCTGTCTGTGCAGTCTGTGATGAATATGTGCGGATTAACACCTGCGACTGGGAAGAATGCTTCTCCAAGTGGGGTCAGGACGACGGCGACGGCAATATCTACACATGGGAACTCATGGACTACTTCGCGTCTCAGGGCTGGCAGGCGTTTGATGGACAATGGGGTCTCCATAATACTGTCATTACATCACTGATTAACGCAGGCGACGAGACTGTCTACTTAATCTGGTCAGGCGACGATTCTGTAAACGCCGAAGAATCGCCGCGGGACTTCCTGCCCGCCAGCATGGTCCGGGAGCTTGACAGCAAGTTCAAGCCCGACACCTATGTACCATTCCCCGTTTCATTCATGCCCACAATTCTGTTCACAGAAACCAACTAGAAGGAATCATGAGTAAATCAATAGAACTCACAGTAAACGCAATTTGCACCTACGAGGTCACCTACAGCGTCGTGCTTAACGAGGATGACGCGTTTCTCCAAGACTATTTGGAGAAGAACAACTTGGCATTCGACGAACTCGTGGACACCATGGGACTTGCCGAAGCCCAAGAACTCTGGGGAGAAGCGCGGCTTCACCCTGAAACCGGAGCCGATGTCTACGGCGATCTCGTCCCCGTGGGCGAAGAGGAAATCACGAGTTTCGAGACCGTTGTCACAGAGGAGGGGTAATGTCACTTGGAATGTTCATTGCCATAGTGCTTATCACTAAGTTTCTCTGGCTCGTATTCGACGAATATTGGAGGAAGTAATGACTAACAAAGAACTGGCTGATCAAATCCGGGAGCGTTTCATGCCCGCGGCGTTTCGCTGCGGGTGTGGCGGAATGGACGCAAGTTGCAAGATGATTCTAGAAGAGAACATCGGCGGTGCGTGGCAGGTAAAAGATGTCGTTGATCGAGTTGCCGCATTTATCGAGCGGGAGGGTAAATGACCAAGACCTCCCGATTCGGCTGGTGCGGAGCCGGTCAGCACGATCTGTGTAAGCAGAGCTTCACAGACTGGAACAATTCCCCTAACCAATGCGATTGCCCGTGCCACACGGGTAAGGAGAAATAATATGGCTAACAAGCACGTGACTAACCCATGCGGAAACAGCGGTATGGCGGTACGAGAGGAAGATCTGGAAAAAGCAGCTCTCAACCATAAGGGAATCCTTAAGGGACATTGCTGGCTGTGCAACCAGAGCAAAGTAACTATTAACAAAAAAACCGGTCTGTACCGCAAGCACCCAACCCCCAGCACAAACAACGAGCGGTCATGAACCGAGCAAGCCGATATTGGTACAGGCTTAAAGATGCAGAATCTGCCATCCAGCGGGTGCGTGACCTGCATAAGGAAGTTAATGGCCCGTTTGATGATTTCATGTGTGACCATTGCTATGTAGACGAGAATCGTTACTATGGCTGGCCATGCCCGACTCTCCTCGCATTGGACGGTGAGCGGGGATGAACGGCAGTTTTATGGAATGGCTATGCAAACATGATGTAGTAATTATGAAAGATAATTACGATAGAACTAGGACATATCATGTTTGTCCAAAGTGTTTGGATTGTGGTAGCGCTTTTGCTGAAAGAATTAGCAAAGCATTAAACGGGGAAAACGTACCAATGAACGACGACAGTGTGACAGTTTCCCAAGTTATGGACGGTGAGCAGGGATGAAAATTCCAACCAACATCAAAATTGAAGACATGACCCAAAAGGATCTTGACGCAGTGGTTGCCGCCTACAACCGGCTAGACGCTAGTTTTACATTTGGACATAAATTTTGCTTTAGCATAATTCAGAAAGGGCTGGGAGTGGATAGCACCGACATCCGCTTCCACGACAGAATGTTGGCGCATGAAATCATGCGGGCGTTTGACCCTATCATTGAGGATGAACAATAGTGAAAATTGAAGAAAATGTAGTCTTTGACAAAGACGGTAACTCAATCACGCTTGAGGAATGGGTGACGCTCTTCCGGTATGAGAACTACTTTAAGCTCGTTAATTATGGCGAGGACGGCTACAAGGTTGTCACCAAGTGGACCGGCGTAGATACCGCTCCCCTTGAAAAGTCTGGCAGCAACTCATTCGCCTACAGTCGCTGGACACCCAACGAAACCCCGCTGATCAACATCTCATTCGTGTTCAACCAAGACGATGTGCTGCTGGAGTACGACAAGTACCCGGACTCAGCATCGGCTCGTGCGGGTCACGAACGACTCTGCAATATCTATTGCAAATGAAAAACGCCCCCCGTATTTGGGGGGCGTTTCTTTCATCCTGTTATCAGTTTCACTTCGCAGGCATCCGTGGTGCAATATGCCTCTCCGATAGCATCCGCTGCCATTCCGGCGTAAACCCCAGACAGATCGATTGGGAAGAGCTTCATCTCCCCCTCGTCTACATATTCTTGTTCAGTAATACGCGTGTAAGGCATTTGAGGATAGACATGATTACCAGACGGCAAGAAACTCACAGTCTTGAGCTGCCCGTCGTACATATGGAGCACAGTTCCAATGTGATCCTTCTCTGTCTCTGGGTCAAAGGTGATAGTCACAGAGACGGAGTTGTCCGACCAGTACCGCTGTGCGGTGGACGCGAGAGCCATCTTCTCAAAGACAGTTACATCGCGCTCAGCTCGCTTGGCTTCGGACTTAATTGGGAAGAACACGACACTAGTTCCCTTTGGGTCTTCGCTGGCCGGCTCCACGCGATACTGAGCCATCTTGAACAATGGCAGCATCGGGTCATTGTTGGAGAATCGAATAGCACGCAGGAAGTACTTTCCGCCCGGAGTCCAGTGGACGCCCGGACTCTCACCAGCGAGGATCGAGACAGTTCCCGACGGCTTGATAGTGGTGGTCTTAATAGACTCGCGCACACCCAGCCATTCGGAATACTTCTTGTCGTAGTGCTGAACAGTCGCGTAACCCTCGTCCATCCAAAGGCGGAGTTCGGGCATACCACGGTTGTCAGCGAAGTTAGCGACGCCAGACATCGAGGTTCCGATGCGGCGGTTGCGCTGCATGATGGCATTGGTCTCTTCCCAGTGGGTCGGGAGAAGCGTCACAGTCTTGGCGTAGAGGTAGGCGAACTTCAATGTGCGGTTGTAATCCTCAAGGGAGTCATGGCGGTTGAGGTAAGTCTCAACCAAGGTGCACATCTCGTACGACTCAAGGCTCTGCTCAGCGCATGGGTTGTAGCCAGCTGCTCGCCAGTCCTTGTTGTTAGGCTGATCGATAAGGCGTCCGTACTTGCGAGTGACATCCATCCAGATAACGCCCGGTTCTCCGTTGAGTGCGATGCCATCCACAATTCCCGAGAGGTCGTCACCTACAGAGACGGACACAGAGTTGTTGGACATCCAGCCCCAGCCTGGAGCGGCGGGGTCGTAGGAGTTGCGTTCTGGGTAAACCTCTGGGTTCTTGAGGTTCAGGAAGTCTGGATCATCGATGGAGCCAATGAGAAGTTCTGCGGAGCGGCGGACATTGCCCGATACGACGCAGACGCCAATGAGGTTGCCAATGTCAGCAATGTCCTTGCGGGTGACCTGCTCACCGGCGCGTCCCTTGAACAAGTTAGCAATGTGATTGTGCAAACGCATAAGTGGCTCGGGGCCAGCTGCGGTGCCGCCGAAAGTGCGGATGGGTTCTCCCGCCAAACGAATCTGGGAGTAGTCAAACTCCACGCATGGCTGATCCGACTTCAAGTAGGAGTTGATTACCTCAACCACGGACTCTACCCAGCCTTCGCGAGTGTCCGGAATGACCGCGGTCTTGCACTCGTCCTTGGGCTGGTAGATGGTGAATCCCTTGTCCGCACCCTTCTGGTCGAACCCGACACCGACGCCCAGCATGGACGCTTCCATGAGGAACGCGAACGGAGCGGCGGGGTTGTTCTTCGTCATGCTCTCGGTGCTGACGAACGCACAGTTCTGCAGGGCGGCACTGTTCTTCTGCTCATTGACGAGCGGGGTACCCATGACCCACAGCCCACGACCGGGCGGAGTCCACTTGAGGTTGAACAGTCGATCGAAGGCTTCTTTGGCCGACGCAGCGGCGCGGCTGTCATTCCAGGGAAGTCGGTTGGACTTGCAGTGATCCTTCTGCAGGCTGTACATACCGTTGATGACGCGCTCGCAAACATCTACCCAAGTCTCCTTGGTGCCGTCCTCTTTCAAACGACTGTAGGTGCGGAGAAATGTAATCTCACCAACGGAATTACCGGCGGCATCTCGATACCCCCAAGGAACGGGTTTGCCTCTGTAACCAGCGACAAAGTCTTCAGCAAGACGGAACGAAAGTGCCATTAATTTACTCCTCTAAGGTTGCGTACTTTATTTTCACATTTTTGACACTCAACCCATTGGGACGGGAAAGTGTAAGAATCATTGTCTATGCGGGCGGTGGGGCGGTCAGCATCATGCTCTACGCGAACCCCGCAAAATGACTTTAAGCCTGGGGCTTCCTCAATCTGATCGGTGGCATGCCAAACACCCGTACCACTGCGGACTGCGTAGTGCCTATTCATTATTCTCCTAGAGTGTGCAGTTTCATGCAGTTGTGGTAGGACATATCAACTATGTCTAACCTTCAATTTGACCTTGGATAACCTTAGTCGTTTGGTCTTCGGTGAGGCCTTCGTTGGGCAGATTCTGCAATACAGCAGCCCTGTCGCCAAACAGATTGGAAAGAACTCCGCTGGATGCCCGGCCTTCAACAGTCATCCTAATGAAGGATTGCGAATCATCCAAATCTTTGGTGGTCTTCAGCATTCGGAACAGCCGGTCGACCTCTTGGGAAACATTCGGATCTGGGTATCCGCCGTTCATTTCCTCACTAAAACGCGCAAAAGCAATGCGTTGTCCCTGCATTTCAATCATGGTATTAATCAAGGCTTTGAGTTGCTCTTTGGTCTTTACCTCGACAGGGAGTTTGAAAGCGCACTGGGTGTTGGGCTTGAAAGCGGGGCAGTTGTCGGCTACGAAGCAGGTATTGCACATACGCAGCGAGGCGGACTGGGAGGTGAGCAGCGGGACATCCTTGACCACATCGCGGCCATCTTCGTCCTTCTCAATAACGCTGGAAACCTCGACTCCGAATACCGGAAGCTGCATCATTTCGGTCTCGGAACGGGCAGAAAACTTCCGTGCCACTACCCCCGACTTATCAACATCCCCGGAGTCAAGTTCCGTGCGAGTTTCTTCATCCATTCCATCGTACCTATCAACTATGTTCCCTGTATTAACGCGTGCCTCGTATTGGGCGTACGACCACAGGGCGAGTTTGCTTACTTCTTTGGAATCATCCTCAAGAATTTTGTTGAAGTCGAGCCCAGCCTTATCGTACATATGCGTGTACCGGGGACGCGCCTGCTCTCGCATTCGCTTCGGGTACCGGACAAGTCTAGTGCCGTCCCAGACAATAGTCTCCCCTCGCATCATGGGGGACAACCACGACATAGTGCTGGCGGTCTCTACTCGGACTTGTCGCAGGGAGTCGGGCTTGGCGCAGGCTACGGCGTGGAAGCGGGCACCTTCGCCGTGGAGGCTTTGGGTGGCTGCGGCGAGGAAGTAATTGGTCTCAATATCCTCACCCTTGATACCGATGTTCTTAACGCCTCGGTCCACCAGCTTCTCCAAGCCGGGTCGGCCGGTCTCGGCGTCCCACATATGAATGACTCGATCTCCCCAGTGCGGCAGGGGCGGGACATCGGCGTAGATGTATTCGATACGGCTCAGGTTGAGGTCTACGAAGTCCAGATACTTGCTCTCGTAGTCATCTGGGATGTCCTCGTCCTTGGGGTGACCAGAGTAGACATGGATGCGCATGTTGTCGGGGAAATAATCTTCCAGACGGTACTCTTTGGTCTTCGGCAGCCCGCGCTTGTAGGCTCGCCAGAATGAAAACCCGACATTCGAAATGCCGGATTCTTCGAGTATTACGCGGTTCGACGGTACATCGGAACCTAGGTAGACAATTTTCATTTAACGCGGTCGTCCTCCGCGTACAGTCCTTGCTGCCGTCCAAGTTCGGCAATGATGTCATCCCACGAGGCTCGGTTCCTGCCGTCAGGTCGGAACTCTGGGCGGATGTACATTGGGTGCAAGAACAGGAATGTGTTAAGCCCAGCCTCAAGCAGTCGGGTTGCCAGTTCAACATCGGCGGTAATAACCAAATCTACTCGGCCTCTGGCACGGCAATATTCAACAAGCTTGAAGTCTTGATCTTCTTTGCCCGGAAGCACGGAGTAATCCACCATGTCGTCCACAGTGCCAATGTTCACAGACTTAAGCCAGCGGTCGGTGTCGCGGTTGTCCTTGGACAGGACGGTGACTTTCTTAGAGTCTTTGACCGCGTTAAGGATGGCGGTAACTTCGTAGATGGGCGAACCCTTGGGGTTACGCAATACATCGTCCAAAAAAATCAAAAGCATATGTTTGTCCAACCGTCGTATAGACGTAGTTTAGTGGGTTCGGTACTGGGATGCAGCGCGGCGAATCAGCGTGGCTGCGTCGGGGAGTTCCACCCCGTACAAGGAAACATCAGACTCTTTCTGAGCCTTCTTTACCAAGTCTTTAAGGGACTTCATAGCCTGGACAGTTCCAGACGCCTTACCACTCTGCCACCTGAAATTGGCAAAGTCGGAGTAACCGGCACCTTTAGGGCTGAATGCTTGGGTCCGACCTCCGTGAATTTCCTCAAACAATGCCGCGCCCTGTTTGGCGGCCAGCAACAGGGCTGTCTGGGCGTTACTGGTAGTGATTGCATCACGCGCCATGGTCAAATCATTAAGGGCTTGCTGGTAACGGGAAACGATGTCCTGCGCCATTCTGGCGTCACGGTTTGCCTCAGAAAACCAATGCTCAGGGAATTTGGTCTCGTCTGCCGTTGGCTCTACGGTCCAATCGTCACGCGTCAGGGAGTACGCGGCGTAGGGCTTGATAGTTACAATATCGCTGGCGGTATTGACAAAAAATGTCAACTCAAACGCGCCCATGAACTCTTCGGTGGTGGGGTGAACATCCTCGCGAAACGCTTCGTTCATCATGTCGGCAATCTCTTTGTCAGACATACCAAAGTAACGGGTGTTTGCTTCGCGAAACGCTACGAAATTAACCCCTACCAGACAATCCAAGTCTCCGGGCGAACGATGAGCAGTCCACTGGTACGAAACGCCCGATCCAGCCAACCATACGGTAGTCCAAGACTCTGGGCTGGAGTAATACTGGTTTAGGTGGCCGTACAAAACGCCTAGGACAGCGTTGCGAACAGACGGAATAAGTTTGGAGCCCCGGAACAGACGCGGGTCCAACATCAACGCTGGCGCTGAAAAGTAGGATGTCTGCGACTCTACAATCTGTACCGGGGAAGCCTGCGACCTCAGGGCTTCATAAAGGTCCACTAGTTATCTCCGTCTTTGAGCGGCATTTTTACAGTCTTCGTGCTTCGCCGTTCTTCAGTGACTAACGGGGCCATGAAGCCGTGTTGGGCGTGCGCGTCGGCAAACCGTTGCGCCCACAGCAACAGCAAATTATCTGAGGCATCTGGGAGGTCAAGTTGCAAATCTGCGCCGCAGGTGCAAGTCATCGTGATAAGCATTGGTCCTCCTATACCCTAGTTTACTCTAGTTATACAGGCCTTTTGCTTTGAAGGCCAGCTTCTGCTTTGCGCTCTTAACTGGGCAAAAATCGCACAGGTAGACTTGCGGGGAACGGGAGCTTCCGAGACCGGCATCTCTGCGTTCCTTGTCGGTTCCGGGCTTCAACAACTTTCGATCATGCTTGTAATCGCCACAATCTAACGTTCGATTGTGCAATTTCCAACAAGTCATGGCGTCTTCGCCAAATTGGGATTTGGTGTTGTAGTAATTGGTTCCGAATACGTCAAGACCAGCGGATCCGCCCTCGCGAATCTGCGCCATGATGGACTCTTTGACATCGGGACGCGCCCAGTACTTGACGGGAAACTTGTACAACTGTCCGAGGTGGGGCTCAGGGTTTTGATGACGCTCTACGGTAAGCTGTAGCAAGACATCGTCAGCTGGGCTGCCGTCCCAATCGGGAAGTTCTTCTGCCGATTTGCATGTACGGCAAACAAGGAGCCGAATCTGCGGCTCCGTGCGTTCCTGTACGGCGAGGTCTTTCGGGTCTACTGCCATGTTGTGCTCCTAATAAATGACGAGTAAGTGTATCGACTAACCTCGCGGTCGTCTAAAGTCTTCTGCCTTTGGGGCGTTGGTGCAAGTTTCGCCAGCTTGTGCGCAGTTAGTGATAACGTTTGCTCCGCCACCGTGCTCGTGGGTTCGACCGCATCCTGGGGTTGAACAAGGAATTTCCATACCAGCAGTTGCTTTTACGCCTCTTTTTAGCGCGTCGTGGACTAGATTTCGCGATGCTTCGGCAGCTCCGCGGTTTTTGCGGGCTGAGTGACTGATGAAATTTGCCGAATCTTGCGCAAGTGCAGCCTGGTCTGAGGTGGCGGCGGTGCGCCCCTTAAAACCAGCCTCACCGCTCCAGCCTGCGAGGAGTCGGTCCTCACTAGGGCTAAGCTGGCTCTGTACTGAACCGTACTCTTTTTCTTGCGCAGCTGAACTTGCGGAAAGTTCACGCTCTACAGCGCTATTTTTAGCCTTACGCTGGGCGTTGCGTTTTTCAATTTCGGCTGAAAGGTCTTCGTGTTCGGGTAGGCCTGCCATTTCAATTACCCGCGAATTCCGCCGGAGGCTTGTCCTGGGGTATGAAGAATAGATTGAACTGACAATTGTGACATTTATTACGCTCCTGGGTTTACTTTGACTGGCTCTTCGGAATTAATAAACCCATAGTTCATGTATGGGTGCAGACCGGCGCGGTTCTGCACGACTGCCTGATCGCCCATGCCGGGGGCAACGGTGGTGTTGGGGCGGCGCTTACGGTACTTACCGTCGGTTGCGCCTTCCAGCAATTCGGCGTTCTCGGAGCGCGCTTTACGAACTGTCATGGCTGTCCTTAAATCTCTCCGTTAAAACGGTCGGGGTCAATCCGTTTTGCTTTTTCTCGGGCTTCGGCCGCCTTAGGAGTTGGCGAAACATACGGATCAGTGGGGGTAACGGCCGGTCGCGGTGCGCGAATTACGCCTTCACCTCGTGGTGATACTTTAGGTTCGGTAGACCTGTAACCGCTTGCGTAACCGCGGACGTGCTTGTCTGCGGCCTTCCAAATTTGACGGGCGGGGTCTTTTCCGCGGTCTTTAGGTGCGCTCATTTATACCATTCCGTTCTTGAAGCGAGTGCTGTGGGCTTTACGCCTACAGGTAGGGCAAAGGCTGTCAAGGAGCGCTTCGTACGGGTCCATGTTGTACCCGCAGTTCTTGCATCCCTTGGTACCATTATAAAGGGTTTTCTGGGTAGAAAACTTGACATCCGTGGCACCGGCCATGCCTTCGCCCGTAGAATCTGTAAAAAGGCCCGGATCGTTAATCATACTGACTCTCCTAGGGTATTTCGGCTGGTGGACTGGGTGGTATTGGGTGTCTGACTATGGTCAGACTCTACACGCTGTTCCTGCACACGACCACGAAGCTGGACAATGTCCTCAATCCCCACCTGGTCGGTCCAATAACCGTACTTTTGGGGGAAAAGGCGCACCTGCGGGAGCGGCGGACGGACATACTCATGAATTTCTTCAGAGGTCATGGTAGAAACGGCCATAGCCTGGTTCAGCATCCGCTCCATATTGCTGGAGAATGGACCAATGTAAGCCTGTGGTGGGTAAGCAATTCTCGTGTCTGCGACCCACGGCTTGGTGCGGTCGTACTGTGCGTCAAACTCCGACACTACTGCCACCGGGGTTTCAGGCGGGACAACTGATTCACGCGGCGCTGGTCGATTTCGCCCGGCGAGGTGCTGACCGTGTTGGCCTTACCGTCGTTAGGCAAGTGAGGGGCTGGTACCAGTTCGACTTCTGGGGCATTTCTCAGGCTGGTAATGGTGTTTCCTTGGCGCATGGCGGTCTGCATCTGGCGCAGAATACCACGGTCATTTCGCAAGGACTCTGGGTAGTAGTAATCAGACGGGTCGATGCGCTCGCCACGATGGACGCCGCGCTGGTATGAACGCTGGGTTACTCGAATCTTGACGGCGTCTAGGGCGCGCTCTGAGCCGCCGTTTGCCTTGCCTCGATCATCGCGGCGGGTGCGGATTGTTCCAAGGTAGCCGTCTGGGTATTCTGCGGACGGCTCTCGGCCTACGCCCATACGCAGGAAGTCGAGCTCAGAACGGGCTACGGGTACGCCACCGCCGCCATAGGCGGTGTTGGTACCGTACATTCCGCCGGCACCTAGGTATTGGATGTTTTGGTGAAGCCCTGCCATCAGTCCCCACCTACCTTTTCTAACATACGGCGACTAGTTGTCGAGACACTGCGGGTGTAAGACATCTGCCCTATTGTAAACTTTTTATCGTCGTCAATATGGTCAAACTATGCGAGGCGTTTTTGGTAAAAAACCGTGGCTTCTTGGCCTGTCCCGATATCCCAATCGCCGGCTACTTCAATCGCCCGCTCTAGGCTCGCTTGGGTGAACTTCTTGACGCTTGACAGGAACCCCAACGCGTAGGCGGATCCGGATCCTTGGGCATAAATACCGCGCTGGTCCTGCGTGATGCCCCACTCGGCATCCACGGAAAACACGACACCGTTCACGCAAACAATCATGTCAATGCCGTATTCGTCTGGCTTTTCCTGGATTAACTCAACGGGGTACTTATGCTCCAGATACAAGTTTTGCAGGTACGGAACAAAAGTGCGTGCCATAAAACGCGTCAAATGTTCAATATCTGATGTCTCAGGCGGTTCTGGTGGGGTAGCGAGCCATTTAATGATGTTAAGGGCTCGTATGTCGCCGGCTCCAGCAATTAGGTAATGCTGATCATTGTAGATTTTGTAATCGTCTGGGGATAGGCGCCATCTACGCGATACCTCAGTAGCTTGTGTATCTGCGGCCATATATGCGCCGGTGCTTGTCTGCACCGCAATAATCGTAGTCATGCTCTACCCAACATTATTTAACGCTATTTACGCGTCTTCTCAATCTTAAGCTCAAGTAGCGCGTCCAAGATATGTTCAGCCAACCATCGGAGTTCTACATCCGTAAGGGGCAGGCCAAACATATTAATCTTCAACGCTTCGGCAATTTTATCAATTTTTTTCTTGCGCTTCACGGATCACCTCTGTAAGTTCTCGTATGGTTTCGGCTATTGCAAGCATGGCGTAAACTAAACCAACATTAGACGCCAATGCGGATTTTGCTGACAATGAATAGTCGTCATATTTACTCATTCAACCCCTCCAAAGGGTCTTCTCCGTCTAAGGCTTTGATTGTTGGGCAGGGCCAATTGCCTGAGTCCGGATTGTCAAACTGGCAAAAACTGCAGAAATTATCTTTACCGTCAAAGTCTTTGATATGCAAGTCACGCACCCGCTGGATGGCTTCTTCAGCCTTTTCCAGCGAGTCATAATACTTCATGCGGTCACATTCATCACACATTTTACTCACCGTCCAATGCTTCAAGGGTTTCGCACGGGTATGGCCCGCCGCATGTGCAATGCGGTTCATCTGGCTTTGGTTGATGCAGGTCACGCACTCGCTGAACCTTTGCTGCCTCCATTTCCAGCCAGTAGGCAAGGTTGTCTACTTCGTTCGTAACCCTGTCAATCTGACGCTGGATTCGTTCGTCTCTGCTCATACTTTCCTCCTACTGAGTTGCACAGACATGTTTCTGAGCAATAAGTTTTTGGTGGTTCAGCTGCGCGTCCCCACTCAGATTTCCATACCATGAACCATCCTTCAGGAAGTTCTTTATCACGGTAGGACATTTCGCTAACGTTTTTGCTAACCTCAAATATGTTGCAATGGTCGCACACGGCTCCATATCCTACGCTCATACCTGCTCACCGTCCATGTCGTCAGGGTGCGGGACAGGCTTAGGGTATTCCGAGTCCTCACCGTCCAATGCGCGGATAGTGGCGCACGGCCAATCTTCAGCACAGCCTAGACATTCGATGCCTTCATGGCCTTCGCCGCAGCACCCGTCAGTGCAACCGGGGATTTCCCATTCCTGTCCAACGTGCAGGTCGCGGACGCGTTGGATGGCTTCCTCAGCCTTCAATGCCCGCTTCAAGAAAGTTTCCATGCCAAGGACGGCATCGCCAATAAGGTCATATGGCACAGAAACAAACGGGGGTTCGCTTGGTTGCTGATAATGAATCATGTTCTGAATTGCCTGACGCATGGCAGTTGCCAGAGTGTCACTCATGCCTGCTCACCATCCATAATTCTAATAGTGGCGCACGGGTACGGCGTATCGCACACAATGCAATTTTTAATCCAAACCGGCCCAATTTGGTGAATCTTTCTAATACGCTCAAGTTTGTTAACTTGCTCGTGGAAATGATCCAACGCCTCTAACCTCAAATCCTGCTCTTCTTCTGGCAACCACCTGCGGACGCCAGAGACGACTAAACTCCACGCTCTCCTAGTATCCATACCTTCTCCTAGTCTAGGTCTGTGCCAAAATCAATGGGTGGCTTGATGGGCTCCCACAGTTTGAATACATCGTAATCAAGTATCGACCTTTTCAGCATATACCGAGTGTCGCACTCAGAGCAAACCCAGGTGTCACCCAACTTGCGCAGGAATACTCTGGGTACATCGCATACGTGTGTCATTTGGCCCTAAATTCCTGACCGCCGTAGACAGCTGCTCCATCCATGATGTGAATCAACTCCACTCGGAATGAACCAGATGGCTTGTACCAGACGACGCCAATCCCCTGCTGCCAGTTTTCAAACTGAGTAATTGGCTTCTCATCTAGATTGATTCCGCCCTTGTAAGAGGGCACGGTGCCATCTACGCGGCACAGACATCCCGGGCTAATTGCACCATTCATGACAGGGCCGTCAATGGTGGAGTGGGTCTTGTACGCCTGCTCAAGCCGGTGGCTGTGCCCAAACAGGGTCGTCTGCATTGGGTTCTGGTTAATGTATTGGTAGGCAGTCGATCCGTTGGACCGGGCATTGGTGCCGTGGACGGCAATCAGCCGATTGTTCAAGTAATAACGGCTTGCTGGGTATCCTGAGGCGTAGGTAATGTTCAAATCATCGAACCGCATAAGGTGGGGGAGGCTGGTTACCGGGAACGCGTCTTCTCCAACGCGTCGCATATTGGATGCCGCGGGTGCGCGGTTCTTAAGGTACTTCTCAATCCGGCAGTCGTGGTTTCCTTCAAGGAACACGATGTCAGCGTTTGGGGCAATTGCTCGCTGAGCTGCAAAGAAATCGTGACCGGCCTTCAGGGTCTCGTTAACCGTGTTGAAAAACGAGTTCTCTTGTTCGTACTTTCCAAACATCGGCAAATCCATAGAATCTCCGAGGTTGATTACGGCATCCACCGTGAATTCATCTTGAAGGGCGGCAGTAATCTGCAAAGCTACGGAAATGGCATCCGCATCCGAGAATGGATCGAGGGTGCCATCCTCAAACTTCCTAAACCCAATCTGGGCATCGGGAAGCAGGACGGCGCAGTTCCACTCCGAGTCTTTTTTAACCCGTGACTTTGGCTTCTTCTTAGGCATGTCTGCCTTGGTCACTTGCGCTAAGGGGAGTGGGGCCGCGATGTTGGGGCTAGTCATCGCGGAACGAAGAATTTCAAGGAATTCTAAACTTACTTCTTGCACGAGCAGTACCCTCTCATGTGCATACGGAACAATGTAATCTTGAATGGAAGCGGTGAATGTTGGTTAAGGTCAGAAAACAAGGACGACAAGTTGATTGACTTATTCTCTTGCAATTTCTCAAACATGCTTTGCACCTCTTTGGGCTGGGATGACAGCCAAATATTCATGGCGCATCCTTCTCCCGAAGGTTGAGCAATGTACTGCTCTAGTATATCAATCATGGGCACTCCTTCATGGCGCATCACGGTGTGACACACAGTACCATGACATATTCACCCTAGCAAACAAAAACCCCCGCCGAAGCGGGGGTTTTTTGTCGCTAACTTAGGTCAGTCGAGATCCGTGTAACCAGCCTGGAAGTTCGGGGCGCTACGGTTGATTGCCGAGGTGAACAGGCGACCATTTGCGAGGGTCTGGCCTGCTGCCGGGTCAACGCCGCCGCCAACCTTCACACGGATGCCGTAACTAGCTCCTGCGCGGGTTGCGGAGCGGTTAGCCACTGGCTGGGTGGCAGGGTCGCCGCTCTGGGCGCCCTTCTTACCAACGGGCTTGGTGTTTGCGGAAGGGGCGCTGGATGCGTCTCGGACGGGAACGCCAGACTTAAGTGCTGCAGAATCCGTAGGCGCAATAGGCGACGGATTGTTGAAAGAATCATTCTTCATGGTTTTCCTTTGGCCAAAGGGGTGGTAATACAAAAATACCACCTAATGAACAAAATATCTGGCTTAATTGGACTTGGCTTGAACCGTAAGCACAATTGCTGAAATTTGACCTTCTCGGCTGTCAATCGAGGCAAATCCTGGGATGCAAACAAGATCGATTCCGCGAGGGGCGGTGTATCCGCGGGCAATTGCCACTGCCTTTACCGCCTGATTTACGGCTCCAGCGCCTACCGCCCGGAGTTTGCACGCACGGCTTTCGTAGATAGCATGGGCAATAGCCGAGGCTACGGCCTGCGGGTTGGAGCCAGCGCCTACGCGCAGGACTTGTTCTTCTGTTTCTGACATTGTGACCTCTTATTGGGACGAATGGTGTTCGGACCCTACAAGTTTGACACAATTTGTCGATAAATCGTCCTTAAATAGACTGCTTTTTGCCATTTTTGTACACATACCCCATGTCGTAACCTTCAATAATTCTGGGGGTGAGGTACGCCAAAACTTCGCGCCAATAACAGGTGTCGCAACCACAGTACAACGCGCTGGTTACTGTCTCAATTGTCTCGCCTGATTCCTGAACCCCGAGGACAAGCATGTCCATGTAGTCCGCGACACTTGCCTGAAGCTCTTGCGCCCACGCCCGGTTAGATACTTCGGTGAAGGGAGTATCAAATGACATGGTCGGTCCTTTCGCGGTACTTGGGATCTGACATCAGTAGGTCCACGACTTCTTTCTCGTAAGAAGTAGCGGCGTGCTTAGACGCTAATTTAGCCAATGAGTAGGCGTCAGCGGCGTTGTCGTCAAGCAGCTCAATACCCCACTTTTTATAAACATGGAGCATGACTTGGCTCTTTTTGCTGGCGTTGCCCTTACCTGTCACATACTTTTTAAGTGATGTAGGCGGGACAATGAGTGGGTATACGCCGTAGGTATTCTTTAGGTTCATCTTTACCACCGCGCCTAATTCCCCGGCCTTGTGCGCAACTTGGGAGCCATAGGAATAACCTTCCATGGCAATGTCCAACACTTTATTACCGGCGGCCGTAATTTGCACGTGTTTCGTGGTGAGGTACTCGTAAATATCTACCAAACGGTCTACGCCTTGACCTCCAAACTGAACTACCTCTACGAAGTATGAATTATCTGAGCCGACGACGGCAAAACCAAAACCGCTGTACGACTGATCGATTCCAATTGTTACGGTTTCTCCGAGGGTTACACCTGGACCAAAGTGCTTGTATTTCACGGGGTTGCCCAGTTTCCGCGTGAGCGTGCTGCTCCGCCCGAAGTTCGTCGGGTAAGTTCGCGGCTAATAAGGTTGGTATCACGCTCCGCGTTATTAGCCATGACCTCAACAAGTTTCCTGTACGCGTACTTGCCTTCATGTGCATGGGTTTGGCGCATGACTTCGGGTTCCATGGCAACCTGCACTTTCAGCAAGGTAACTGTGTCTTTGCTCCCCTTAGCTCCGTTGGCCTTAAGCAGGGCCACATTCTCTTCCCAGTTCAATTCGCGCTCAGCGGCGCGCTCGTCAATGATTGCCACAGCGAGCTGCGCGGAAAGAAAGTTCCAGTACGAGGTAAAGTGAACAAAAAGTTCCATAAGCTGTTCGTCAGAAAGATCGCTCAAGTCTGACGGAAGCGCCGGTGTGTCGATATCAGATGATGTGGGAAAATGAAGCCCCTGTGCTTCTAGGGATTTAATCGTGTCCCAGTTATCTGAGTTAATCTTCAAGCTTGGCATTTTCAACCTCCAGATAGTGGTTGCATTTAGCGCAACCAGCAACGGGGTCGATATTACACGCAGGTGGGGTGCTGTTGTCAACTGCGGCGTTAATCATCTCTACGGACTTGAACAGCTCCACAATACCGAAATCACTCTTCGGAATTACGAATTCTTTTACCTCTTGGGTAGCCTTGTTTTCGTAGATAAAAACTACTTCTTCTGGGGGATTGCTAAACCCGATAAGTTCAATCAGCTTCATGTAAATCTGCGTTTGCATAATGTGGCTATAGAAGGGGGAGTCAAACTCCGACCACATCTTCTTGATGTCACCGTTGTGCTTGTAGAACAGGTCTGGGTTTTCCCACCGGAATGACCCTTCTCCAACAGATTTAATCTCCAGAAGCAGGTCATCACCAAGTCCCTTGACCCAACCATCAGCATGACCGCTGATACGGAGCGGCTCATATTTTAGGGGAACCTCTTTATAAGAAGCATGAGTCCCCTCGCCGCAGGCTGTGCAGGTGTCCCCGCCCATGCCCCAGGAAATGGCGTAGCAGATGTCGCACTCCCAGAGGCCGTAGAGGTTGCCCATCTGGCCAATCCAGTCCTGCCAGCGGCCATGAATGCGGTGACCCTCCGAGAAAACCAACAACTGCTTGAGGCTAACCTTGAACTTGGACGGCGGGGGCGGGGCGCCCTGCAGCATGTAGTACTGCGCTCGGTGGCACCAATCAGGCTTGGCCATGTCGGACGGGTGGATTACTGTATAAACTCGATCACCCGAGGCGGGTCGGGAAAGCAAGAAACGCTCCACAGAGCCGACGACCCTAGAGTTCTTATCTCTAACATCTAGGAACTTTTTAAGCGTTCCTGTCGGCTTTTGCTTCTTCATCTCTTACCTGCCCTAACCCATTCCTCTAATGTCGAACCGCTCTTTTCGGCTTTACGCCGCAGAGCGTTGCGCTCCCGGTGGCTCATGCCACCCCAGATACCGTGCTGCTCGTCGTTCTTTTCGGCGTACAGTAGGCAATCAACTAGCGCTTGGCATTTGGGATGCCCGTCCCTGCCGAGGCAAATGTTCTTTGCTTGATCGGCAATTTTTTTGTACAAATCTTTATCCCGCGGTGGGTACCAAAGCTCTGGGTTGTAGTTGCGGCAATTTGCCTCACCACGCCAGGCCTCAGGGCCCTCGTCGTCGTAGTACAAAAGGTGCTCCTAGATGGTCGGTTGTTAACCTTCCTTCTCCCTAGGAGGCAGTAGTTTAGCAGCCTTAGTACTTATTGCGATTAGCGCTGCACCATTCGCAGGTGCACCGGCCAACCCATACATGGCCGTACCGTTTCCACAGCTGGCGGTCTTCTTCTGTAGCCTGCTTTTGCGGTTTACCTCGACGAACCCAGGTTTCTTCTGAGTAATCAGGTTCCAGCGGAATCTTCTTCTTTTCAACAGGCTTTTCGCATTTATGCGTCAAACCACGCCACCAAACTTTGCAGTCTGGGCACTTAACGGGGGTGTTTTCGTTTACTGTCACAATTACTCCTCAAGGTTGTGCAGCAGTTCAAGGAAGTCGTTTTCTTCCAGAACCACATAGTTTTCATTGTTTAAGTGGAAACCAAATACCGGCACTCTGCCGTCAAGAATGGCTTCCTTGACTATCTTTTCCAGCTCTACGGCCTTTAGCGTGAACTGCGACTTTCCGGTCCACTTATGCTCAATAAGGAAGTCTTTAGACCGTACATCGCCTTTGCGGCTCCAAAACGCGCCGCTGGCGGCGGTGCGCTGCCCTCCAAACGCCTTCTCAAGTCGTTTCTCGTGCTTTTGGGACTGCTTCTGGCCTTCAGACTTCATCAGTCTTCCTCAACGACATATTTAGAACCGGCCCGGACCGTCTCCAAAACTTCCTTCTCCAAAGCCTCGCGGAGATCGAGTTCTTCGCGGATAGACGCTACAAGGGCGTCTGCGCCCTGCCATTGGCGCTCTGCGTACCGGTAGTACGCTCCAGCCCTGACAATGACCTTGTTCAAAATGCCCAACGCGACAATCTCTTTAGCGAAGTCAAAACTTCCGGGGGCTACATGGCCACCGTCAGAAAAATAGAAATCCACATAAGCAGTCTGGGACGGCGGGGCAATCTTGTTCTTAATAGTCCGGATCTTCATGGTCTGGCCGACGCGGCGCTTTTCCTGACCGCTACCTGCCTCAATCCAATCATCGCGCTTAATCTCTACGCGGGTAAAGGCCGCGTAGTCCTTGCCCTTACCACCCGGAGTAGTACGAGGGTCGCCGTACATGACGCCAACCTTATCGCGCCACTGGTTAATCATGATTCCGATGAACGGGCGTTCATACTCTGTCAAACTGCGCTTTGAAGCGAGGCCTACCTTGCGAAAAAACTTGTTGGTGAGCATTGCGCCGCGACCAACCGTGAACTCGCCCATGTCCTTGTCGTCCTCGGCTCCTGGAACAAGCGCGGGCAGTGAGTCAATAACGACGCAGTCGACAGCCTTTGACTCAACAAAGTCAACTACGGCGTCGTAGGCCTCTTCCATAAGGTTGGTGGACACTACGAACACGCGGTTGGTATCAACCCCGCACAATTCAGCGTAGGACGGAACCCATTGTTCTGCGGCTACCCATACGGTGGTAAATTCGGGATCGAGCGCCTGGTTAGCGGCAATAGTCTTCAATGCAAGGGCGGTCTTTCCGTTGCTGGCTTCGCCAATCAGTTCAACCCATTGGTTGGTGGGCCAGCCGCCGCCAAGAATCACATCTACAGCCAATGATCCGCTGGTGATTCGACCAATCAAATCGTCCCGGATTTCAGACCCATTGACAACTGTGTCTGGGCCAAACTTCTTGTTGATTTTGGCAATGACTTTTGCAAGGTCAGGATTTGTCATGTTTACTCCGATTAATCAATTCTACCGATGATGGCGGTTGGGTTCCAACCACCAGTAGGGACCTGCTTTGCTGGCGCTGAGGCTCCACCGCCACTCCCAGTAATACCTACGGTTCCGGTGCCTGTCTGGGAAATTGGGTACCCACAGTCATAGCAACGCGGGCGGGCTTCGGGAGAAGCGCTGCCGTAATTTCCACTGCCACATCCTGGGCAACGCGATGTATTAGTAGCGCTTGCTGGAAGACGCGGCGGGGCTGCCTGCTGCTCAACAGGTGCATACTGCTGCGCTGGCTGCTGGACTGGAGGAAGGTAAGGGGCTTGTGGCGCCTGAGTGGCTGGAGGGTTAGTAAGCCTCCGTGACCACCAATCTGAGTTAGTCATCGAATGAATCCTTCATAGTACTTCCTACAAGACCGGGGTTCTTAATAATCCCAATCTCCAAGGCGGCTGAAAACGCGGCGTACAAGGCTGCGTAGGACAACGAGCTGTAGACATCGCTCAACATATCAACAATCTCTTCCTTCTCAGCATCCTGCATATCAGATTCGGAAAGAAAAATGTTCTTGCTGACCTCCATCGTGGCTTTGGCATTGATTTCTGACATCAAGGTGATGAAGTCAAGGTAAGGATCGACGCGTTCGCGGCGAATCTCGCTAGCCATGAGCTCGGTAGTTTCTCCCTCAGAACTTGCCGGAAGGAGCCCGAAAGCTTTTGCAACAGTCTCTGGTGATGAAACCTCGGTATCATAAAGGTACCAACGGGCAATAGTTGCAACAGAAACTGCCGTGTAATCAACTTTCTTAGCCGGCTCGGTCTTGCCCCAAAACTTCCACTTCACTTTGCTTCTCCCCATCGCTGAACAATCTTTACATCTGCCACAAGCGGAACGCTGAGCACATCAATTCCTTCCATAGCGGTTCTAATGGCTTCAGCGGTTTCCTCAGCCACATGGTCTGGTGCAAGGGTGACAATTTCGTCATGCACAGTGAGAATCATCCTAGCATCTTCTGGAATCATCTTATGCGCCCGCACCATGGCAATCTTAATAATGTCGGCTGCCGTACCCTGGATGCGGGTGTTGAACGCCTGCCGTTCTGCGGATGCCTTTAGTTGGGTATCCGACGAAGTGATGTCTGGGAGATACCGGCGCCTGCCGGTGATTGTGTTAACAAACGCGGGCTTTCGGTTGCGGGTAACAGTGAGCACCTTGCTGCGGTACTTATTTACCGCCTGAAACTCTCGGCTGAACTTGGTCAGGAGCTCCTTGGCTTCGGTTGTGGAGCAACCAATCTGACGGGCAATCTTGTCTGGTCCCACGCCGTAGGCCATGGACAGAACTAGGACTTTGCCGGCTTTTCGGTCAACTCCCACGGTGTCGCCCACGGTGGTGTAAATGTCTCGACCTTCAAGGTAGTTAGCCACCATGATAGGGTCTTGGGAGAGCGACGCAATAACTCTAGGTTCAATCTGTGAGTAGTCCGCGACAATAAGTTTGTAGCCTTCAGGCGCGTAGAACAGGTTACGGATAGCCTTCCCGTGAGCCGTGCTAGGAGATGGTACATTCTGAAGATTAGGGTTGCGGCTGCTGAAGCGGCCCGTTTCCGCACCATGCTGAACAAAGTCACAGTGAATCCTTCCGTTAATAAGCAGGCTGTCCTTGTGCTCAATCTTCGACTTACCGCTGCTAGTCCGGACAACATCGCCTCCCAGATAGGGGACGACATAGGTTCCGTGCAACTTGTTCAAGTCTGCGTACTTGAGAAGGGCGTCTACTAGAGGGTCTTGGTTCTTGTAGGCCTCTAGGGCTTCTGCGGACACCGAATAATCAGACAGGCTCAATGCTTGGCCGGCCTTGTCCTTCTCGTAGCCCTTATTAGTGAGCAGTTTTGGCTTAAGGCCTCTACCGCCCGCATCCTTTGAGGAGTAAAGCAAATCCTGCTTCTCGGCGTTGGAATTGATGTTGAACACGCGACCAGCAATGCGGTAAATATCCGCCCTAGCCTGCTCAATCTCCTTCTCCAAGTTCTCGCTGAGCAACCCGAGAGACTCGGTGTCTATGGGAGCTCCTGTGAGTTTCATATCGCACAGAACCTCAAGCACATCCATCTCTAGGTTGAATACTCGATCCAGCTCGTACTGCTCAATCTTGGGGGCGAGGACCTTCCACAGAAGGAAGGTGTACTTGGAGTCAAGGTAGGCGTACTTGGCGACTTCGTTGAACGAATAGACCTCGACCTCTTTGCCGACTCCCTTCGCCATTTCGTAGCCAAACTCGCGCTTCAAACAATCGGCAAGGCCGCACTTGTTCTTGTTGCGGTTGTCCGTAATGAACGACGCAATCATGGTGTCAAAGTAAGGACCGACCGGAACACGGCCTCCGTAGTACTTTGCCACGGAGGTGAGATCAAACAACAAGTTGTGACCAATGGTCAGAATCTCGCTGTTGAACATCAGGGGCTCAAGTACGGCAAATACTTCCCCTGGGAACAATTGGGCGGGCGGATCAGAAAAGACCTTGGTGGCCTTCTTGATGTCCCTAGAGTAATCGAACTCACGGGCCTTCAAACCTTTGTCAACGCGAGCCTGACCTTGGCCAGTAAGAGGGTAAACGACATCAAGGAGTTCGCCGTTTGGGTGTCCCATAGGAATTACATCACAGCGGCCATGAGTAGCTAGGGTAATCCACAAGACCTCATTCACCGGGGTATCGCCGCGCCGGTCTCCTACGGTTTCAACATCGTAGGCAAATGCGTCTTGAGTAAGATAAAACGCAACCATGTCTTCAAGTTGCTGCTTAGTAGTAATTATGTTCATACCGTCTCCAAAGATGCCTAGAGGCCGCTTATCACGGCCTCTAGGCTAGTTCTTTTAGGAAAGGGCTTCCGCCACATCCAACAATTCCGCAACAGTGTGGGTCTTGATGGAGTCAGAGGTGAAGGGCTCAAACTCAGCGAGCTGGGCTTCAACTTCTTCGGGATTGAGTCCCCAATCTTCGCCAAGATCACGAGACTTGACAGAAAGGAGAGTGTACTGAGTCGACTGCATCTTTCCGGTGCGATTAATCGACCAGAAGTTCTTGTTGAGCGGTCCCTGGGGGGAGAACTCGGCGGCATGCAGGGTCTTGTACAAGCGAGGGCTTGCAATGAGCATCTGGCGCTGCGGGGTTCCGTCGACAAACACAACAACGCTGAATGCGGTCTTGCGTTCGGGGCGATCCTGCAACTTGACGCAGAGAGGGCAGTTTGGACCAGTGCAGACGTATGAACGACGGCCTTCGGTCTTCTGCTTCAGGAAGTGCTGCGAGTAAGTGGCAAACGGTCCACTCTTATCAATGAACTTGAGCAGCTGGTACTGCTCGCTGTGCTTGAACTCGATAGGGAAATCGCCACCCGTAGGGGCGTTCTGTGCATCTGCATCGGCCCAGCCGGAGCCGACGCCAGTGCTTGCTGATGGTGCCGAGGCAGCGGCGGGCCGCTCGTCGACATTAAATGCGTCCTCTTCAGTGAGGTACTTTTCAGTTCGGGCTACGCCCATTGTTATCATTCCTTAGTTGCATTGTTTGCAGTTTCATTTGCGAGGATTTTGGTCCACGCCTCGCCAATGTCAGTGGTGACTTGGCGGTTCGATACCCAGTCTACACGAGACACTGACAGAATGCCAGCGCGGTCAAAGATGTCCACGACAGCGTCAATCATTGGCTTGGTGTAGAGCCGCCTTCCGGCGACCTCCTTGCCGTGCGAGCCTACCACAGAGGGCATTCGGTACGGGGAATTCGGAAGGCGACCTTCCTTCATCCAGAGCCGGACTGTTGGAAGAGGTCTACCGATGGCAGCGGCTAGCGTGCCTAAGGTATACATTTCAACATCTTTGCCATTAGGCAAAGTCTTTTTGTATGAGCGGGCTTCCCACTTGGGTTCAACCTTTTGCTTAGCCAAGTATTCTTGACGAGCCTTAGGGCGAACTCCGGGGTAGATGTCATCCAACCCCGAAAAAGTCTGCTCAATGAAATCGGACATTAAAGTGACTGCACCTGTGAGGTGTACTGGGGGCAGTAGGCCGCCACAGAAACGCCGATGATGTACCCGACTGCTTCCTGCGAAGCAGAAGTTGTGAAGTTGCCGCTGTTTGCAAGTGCAGCAATGAGATCATAGACGGTGACGCCCTGATCGAGTGCATCGCAAACCTGATGACCAATCTGAATCAAAAGGGTGTCGCTGCTTGAGTCAATGTACTGGTTGCCAAGATCATGAAGAGTGGCAAGGTACACGCCGTCAATTCCGGTGTCGGTGTTGGACGAACCGGATGTATCAGACTGAGTTTCAGTTACGGTGACTGTCGGCTGTGCGGTGTTTGAGCTTCCGCAGGCCGTCAGGGCAAACGCTGCTACGAGCGCGAGTGCTAGTGCTTTGAGTTTCATATCTTCTCCCGTTAAATAATGAAGGCGTAGGAAACCTTCGACGGAAACATAGCATCGATGTCATCTTCCGTCAATTCGCCCTTATAGAACGCCGCCATAATGGCTTCTTCGTTGAGTGTGGGGATGAATTCGAGGCAGTCCTCGATGATGTCCTTGTCAGTAAGGATTTTTTCGGCAGTCTCCATATCCAGAGACTTCGATACGCGGCGCTGATTAGTCAGGGCCTTGACGCCGCTTACCGGATCGTCAATTTCAAGGACTTGATGGCCGCGGCCGTCAACTTCGCCGAGTTCTGTAACGGCCTTCTGAAGTGCTTTCTTCAGCTCATTCTGCCTAGCAGTTAGCAAAGTCATCTGTTCTTTGATTGCAACATACTGGCGAATGTCATCGACCAGTGCGTCGGAATTTGCCTTTTCCATGGCACCCCTTTCCTTGGGTGCCCAAAGGCTATAGCCGACTATTCGGCTTTGTCAACCTGGCTGATGTAGTCTTCCAACGCCTTGATAATTACGCTGGTAACGGTGACGCCTTCAATGGCCGCCTTGTTCTGTACGGCAAGCCACAAATCGTCAGAAACGCGCAGCGTGCGCGTGGGCGTTTTGGGTGCATTAGGCATAGGTGTAATTATACTTACTTTAGCGGGAGTCTGTGGAGTAAAACCCGCCACCCTTAAATGCCACAGGCGTGGGCTCCCAGAGCCTTTGCGTCAGGAGCCCACACGCAGGGCAGATTGGGACCTCCTCGTTGTCATGGATAGACCGGGTAACCTCTAACACCTCGGAACAACCGAGGCACTTGTACACGTATCTCATACAGACGATCCTAAGAGAAATTTCCTGAGGCTACCAATTGTCATATCCAGACCGCCCTTGTCGTCAATGCCTTCGCCGTCAAGGACTGCGTCTGCTACGGCAGTCTTATGCTGGAGGGATTCCCACTGCCTTTCTTCAATGGAGCCTCGGATTAGGATGTCCTGAACAACGATTGTCTCCCAGGTGGAAGACGCCCGTTTAATGCGTCCATTTCGTTGAGTGGCTTGCCCAGCCGACCATGGCAAATCATAATTGATTAGTAGGTTGGCTGCTGGGAGATCGACGCCGTAACCACCGGCATCCGAAGATATGAGAACTCGGATATCGGGAGTCTCGTTAAACGCAATTTTGTTTTCTTCTTTTGTCTTTGCGTCTAGTTTTCCTGAATATACGCGACAGCGTTCTTCACCCAAAAGGCTGGCAATCTTTGTTCCCATGTCAACATAGGAAGCAAAGATCACAACCTTGTTTCTTTCGTCTTCATCCAAAAAGTCTTTGACGTACTGAACAAGCACATCTAATTTGGGAGTCGCCTTGATGTCGTCAAGTAGACCTTCTGTCTGAAGGTCATAAGCATACGACGAACCCTCGCCATTCATCTCGGTATACTTCTTAGCAGATGTCCTAAGAAGTTGTGGATCTGAGCAAAGCATGCGAAGGCAACTGATTTTTGCCATGATTTTTCCGCGAGCTTCTGCTTCAGGGCCGCTGTTGGCACTATCAATGCCATAATGCGCAAAAATATTGAAGTTACCGCCAAACAACGCCTGAGCCTCTTCAAGTTCAAAAATCAAGTCGGAAATGATGCGTTTGTACAGACCGGCGGTTTTTCTATCAAGAGGCACTAGCATCGGGTCATTGTGAATCGCGTCAGGCAAATACGGAGCTACATCTGGGTCTTTCTGAGCCTTTCTTACACAGGCTTCTTTTAGCTTCTCGTGCAAAACGGGAAGATTGCAGTAACGCTCAACCCCGCCAAATCCGTTTCTTACAATGAATGCCTTGTCAAAGATGTCAAACCGGCCCAATACGCCGTTGTCTACGAACTGCATAATTGAAAAGAGTTCTTCGGGCTTGCCGTTCTCAATGGGTGTGCCAGTAAGCGCAAACTTAAAGGGCGCGTTTGCCAACTTTTTCACAGCGCGTGAACGCTTGGCTCTAAAACTCTTAATGGCGGTGGCTTCGTCAATAACCACAAAACCTCGGGGAAGCTTCTTTACTTGATCCCAGTCGTTGACCACTTGCTCGTAGTTCATGATGATGTAGTCAACCCCAGAAGATTCCCAATCCATGGCGGTCTCGTATTGAGAGGCTCGTTGCTTAGGGGTGCCGTCAATGACTAGTGGAGTGGATGTGCCGTTAGTGAATTTTGTAATCTGGTTTGCCCATTGGTACTTCAAAGACGAAAGGCAAATCACAAGACCGGGTTCTTGAATCTTGTTTGAATCCATCAACCGCTCAACTGCGGCAATGGTTAGGACAGTCTTTCCAAGACCCATATCGTAGGCAACCAGCATCTTTTGCCGGTTACACATTTTGTCTACAGCCTCAGGCTGGTAGGGGAGAAGGGTTCCCGTAAACATCGTACCAATCCATCGTAGAAACTACCATTGCTTCAAGTTCGTCTTTGCCAAAGTTATTTCGAAGAATATTGTCAAACTTCCAACCGGTCATATTTGATTCTGAAATGTGTTCATTGACTGGGCCAACGCCTTTTCGATCAATGCGCCAGACAGTGCCGCCCAATCTTATGATTGCGGCGGCCTCTTCTCGAAACCGCACATCGGAAAAAACCACTCGTTCTTCTGGGTTGAGCGACTCTGTGGCTAACTTTACCCATACATCTTTACCGAACTGCTCCTTGGCAAACTCTGTGCCAAACACCTGCAACAAACGGCGTACTTCTGGATTTCCTTTTGCAACTTGCCAGCCGTACTCGTCAACAACATCCTGTAGCCGAACCGCTGTGTCAATCATTGGGTTGATAGCGTACAAGCCTTTACGAATGGGATCAGCAAACGCCCTTTTGTCGTACCCGTATCTGGCCACCAAAATGTCAGCAACGGTGTCTTTTCCGGCTCCCGCGTAACCTGATAATCCGATAATCAAGTTAGGGCCCTTTCTCCTCTTAGTGAATGCCGTGCGTTATCAATGCCAAAAACTATCTCATTTTTGCTCATACCGCCAACATCCTTGCAGTCAATCCCAGAATAATTGAAAAACACGCACTCAAACCCGTACTTAATGGAAAAATTAAGCAGAGCCTTGGACGACTCAACCCCGGCCTCATCGTGGTCCATAGCGACAACCAGACGGTCAGCTCCCCGCAGTAGGTTTACCTGCGCCTTGGAAACCAGTGCCCCATAGGTGGCTACCCCTCCGCTAATGCCCACGGAGGCAAGCCGTACGGCGTCTAGGGGGGATTCAACAACAATCATGTCTCCGCCAGAGTACAGGTCATACCCAAACAGGGTGTTGCTCTTCTGTACGCCCTTTGGGTAGTTCTTAAAGTACCGGCCGCTTACTCCCTTTTCTTGCCACCCGAGCAGTGTGGAGGTGAGTGGGTCGCGAATGGGCAAAATCCAAGCGTCTTTGCGGGAGTCGTACTTAACGCCGTAGTCCTCCGCCGCGTCCATGGTCAAGCCTCTTCCACGCAACATATCCTGCGTGGGGGTAGTGAACGCTGCCAACATTGACTCTGTGATAGTGGTGACTTCTTCATAGGTGGGCTTATGCGCTACGGCGCGTTCCAACCGGCGGCTAAGGCCGTCAGCAGAAGTGAGCCACTCAGCTGCATCCTCATACGTAACACCCTGGGTGTAAGAAATAAGGGTTTGCAAACCGCCCTTAAACTGGCAGGAGAAACAGATGAAGGCGCCTGTGTCGGAATTAACCCACATAGACGGATTGTGATCGATATGGCCTGTCCGCTCTAAGTGAGCGGGGCAGGATGTCTGCACCTCATACCCCCTAGTTGACACGACGTCTAAGCCGAGCCGAACAAGGAGGTCCTCCATCTGGTCTACTGTCATTGGTAGGTATCTTTGAGAATTTGAAGTTCGTATTCAAGCGATCTGATAGGCGCCAAATGAAGACCAACCAATGTGTAGTTATCCACCATTTTTACAACCGCGTTGAGACACTCATTGAACCCAGCCTTGAAAACCTCTTTGTCCTCCGGGCTAAGGGCGTCGTATTTTTCAGACATTGCTATCCACTGCTACCAATCTAGAGATAATCCACGATACTACTGGAACTGCGACTGCATTGCCCATTTGCTTGTACCGGGCGCTGTCTGGCTGTCCTTTGACCTCTTGCTTCTTGTAGTCGAAGCGCTCGGCCGTCCATCCGTCAGGGAAACCCTGAAGCCGTTCGCATTCGGTCGGTGTTAAGCGTCGAACAACCGAAGTCAAAGCGCCAGTAGATTGTCGAGTTCCAGCCCTGAGCGTGTGGTGCAGCTCTTCGTTAAGTTGGTCGTTGAACTCGTCGTACCCATAAGCAAGAACCGTGGCGCGGGTGTCTCCGCCGTTGTCAAACACATTCAATGTGGGGCTGACATCGTCTTCGCGCCATGTTTCGGCGTCTTCAGACGAGCGAGCGCGACCAGCCTTGACAAAGGTGGCTGGTGGAAACAAGACCTGGTCATTGCCAGTGGAAATGGTCAAAGACTTTTCCACGCTCAGCAGCGGACCTTTACCGCCTCCGGCTTTGCCTTCTCGCTGACGCATAAGAACTGCGTCTGAGTCGTTAACAACGAGGTCTGTTGCATCCTTATGATCGCGAGCTTTGAGAGCGCTGGCGGTACTGTCCTCTTCATAGTCACCAAACCCACGCATACGGTAAGTGAGGGTGTCTCTGGCGCGAGCAGCGCTGAGAGTGGGTGCTACTTCTGAATCTGGGAAGTCGTATAGTTCGAAGTTTCCCGCTCTACTACCGCCTCCAGCGCCTGCTGAAGTCGCGGTGGAAGTGTTTTGCCGCGACGGTTGGCCCGCAAAAGGATTCCCGCCGCTGCCTTCGGCGATAGCCAGTACTTGCGCAGGTAATCTTCCGTCGTCTCCAAGACATCCGACAATGAAGACACGACGGCGTCGCTGGGGGACTCCGAAATGTTGAGCGTCCAGCACCCTCCAGGAGATGCCGTACCCGCGCTCAACCAGCGCCCCGATGACGACTCCCATGTCCCGTCCTGATTTAGATGACAAGAGACCAGGGACGTTTTCGAGTACGACCCACTTCGGCTTTGTTTCGTCGAGGAGACGGCAGATTTCCCAAAAGAGACCGCTGCGTCCGCCATCCAATCCGGCACGTTTTCCTGCAACAGAGAGGTCTTGGCAAGGGAAACCCCCGACGATGACTCCTCTGTCTGGAACAAATCCGGCTCCGATAAGTTGTTCACCTGTTACATCCTTTACATCTTCAAACAAAGTGGTTTCTGGGAAGCGGTGCTTGAGTACTCCTCGTGCCGCTGGGTCAATCTCTACCGCCGCTGCAACCTTTGCACCGTTGGCAGTTAACGCAATGTCAAATCCGCCAACTCCGGCGAACAGTGAAACTGCTGTAAGCATGTGTAACCTTTTCTACTTAGCGCAGTGAATGCAGTGGGGTGGGCAGGAACCTGTCTCGATTCCATCCCGCTTGTTTATTAAAATTTCAAGAAGTGTGTCAAACAGATACAGCTCCCTAAAAGTCAGTTTATTGAAATCATTGGAATTAACCAAATTGACCATCTTCTTGAACTTCCTAATCCAGCGAGGGGACATACTACAAGTCCGTCCCATCAATCTCGCGGAACCGGCCTTCGGCCCACTGCCAATCCAGAGTCGCCTCGGCTGGCCCTGAGTTACGGCTGGCGACAACTCTCAACAGTCGGGTATCGTCAATTTCCTCGTCTTCACGCTGAAGCCCGAGAATAACGTCTGCGTCCTGGAAGAACGAGGACGAGTAGCCAATGGCATCCGCGGTTACTTTTCCGCCCTTCATCTTCCATGTCAAGACCTGGGTGGAAATAACTATGGGGAGTTGGTACTTCTGGGCAAGACGCTTGAGTGATCGAGTGATGTTGGTAAGAGCCTGAGGGGTGTTGGCCTCGCCGCTCTGTTCGTCAATCATCAGGTAGACGCCGTCAATGAACACAATGTCTGGTTGGAGCGTCTGAATCTTGCTGGCAATACCAGATACTGTCTGGCCAGCGGCGGAGTCCACCAGCCAAAACTTGTGCTCCACATTGTCAAGGTTCTTGAGAATCCTCTGGTAACGGGCCTCTTCTTCTTGAGTCAGAGTTCCGGTTAAGAGCCTGTGGTGAGAGATTAGGGAGCGCATGGCGTCATATCGGTTGAGCTGCTCATGGTTGCTCATTTCAAAAGACTGAAACATAGGAACCTTTGACTGCTCTCGGTGAATGTTCAGCGCAACCTGCAACGCCAAGGTTGACTTACCTGTCTTGGGCGGGGCAATGATGACAACAAGCTGTCCGTCCTGCAGTCCGCTGGTCGCAGCGTCAATTGTCGGAAAACCTGTGGGAAGCCCCCTAAGACCGTTAGGAAGGTTCTTTCGCTCAACATACTCTTCCCAGCGCTTGAGGGGTTCATCCGTAAGATCGACGTCATTGGTCTGGGTTAATCCGCCCTCTTCAAGGGATACAAGCCCGCGCTGAAGTACCAGCAGCGCCTTCTCGTGGTCCTTCTGCTTCTCCATGCTGTCGATTGCGTCGGACAACATCTTGGTTGTAGCAAACCGGCGCTGTGCGTCAAGAACAGAATCAATCAGGTACTCAAGAGAATCTTCGGAAGCTGCAAACTCATAAGTCGGATAGTTGGATTTGACCACATCCATGCTTGGGGATTCGCCGTACTTGACAAAATGTTCCCTGACGAATGTCCACATCCGCTGGTCTTCATCGTCAGCAAACCAACTGGTGTTTACGCCTCGGCTAAGCAGCGCTGAAACATCTCGATCGTTAATGGCTCTACTTAGGAGCCGGCGCTCATTGTTCATTAAAAATCCAATCCCCAATGACCGTAGCGAAGAAATCTAGTGGGAATGTCTATCACACCGGCCACCTCTGGGCGAAACGGAAGTTCCGCCACCAAATGCTCGGAGGACTGGTACACCGAAAAATACCTAAATGGGTTAGTACCCATTTCGTCCATAGCCTCAACTAATTCTTTGAGCGCTTCTTCGTCTAAATCAAAGGATACTAATTCAAGACTGACGGAGTTACGATCCGCGTAAAGGTACAGGCGGCTCAAAACTTGTCGGTTGTATACATAAGACTTTTCTGGAACCTTAATGAATTTAAGAACCTTTTTCACAGTAACCTGCTCGTCTCGGATTACATCAAGAGACACGAGAACGCGTTTGGTCAAACTATTGCTCAAATCATTGTTCTGCATTAGTAAACCTCAATACTTCCGTATTTTCGAATAAATTTGTTCATTTCAGGAACCGAAGAAAGTGCTCGCTCAAGCTCTAAGTCTGTGTAATCGCCGACTAGTTCTAGTGGGTACGCCCCACCAGAAGTTTCTTTAATCTTCTTCTCTACATAGTCAATGTGTTTGCACATCTTTTTAGCCCAATACCCAGGGCAACTGCACACAAAATCGTCATCATCATCTACGCATACCTCTGCGTATGATGGAACGGGTGAGCTCTTCCCAGATAGGAAAATCTGAAGCAATTTAAGGTTGCTCACTTACGCAGGTCTCCGCTCGGTGACTGCAGTTCCACAATAACGAACGCTTCGTGCATGAACGAGTCAGTAGCTTCTCCGTAAGTGGTGTTCCACTTTTTAAGGTTAGTTGTGACAATGGTCGGAAGGCCATTATTGAACCTTGTGCGAAGAATGTGGTGAAGCAGGGAAGACTGCCAGCCAGACCCGGACTGGTGCTCCTTACCGATGTCGTCAATAACCAACACTCGGATGTTGTATGTGTCCTCCTTGGACTCCCCCAAAACACCTTCCCAAAGGCGAAGTTTATCTGGGGTGGCGTCGTTCATGATTTCCCCGCGAAGTTCGACAAGGCTGGAGTATTGGATGAAATAGCACGGTCGCGCCATGGTGGTCCCGTCGTTGACCGCAAAGTTCTCCATGCTGAAATCTCGGATGATGTCCTGCAAAAGTGCGAGGGCCAAAGTAGTCTTGCCGTGACCGGGTGATCCGTACAACATCAAGCCTAGACCGCACGAATTCTTACCTACGGCACGGATGATGTTGTTTGACTTTGCTCGGGACAGCCACTTCTTGATAACTTCCATGTCATCCTTAGCAACATCCACGCAGTCTTCCAATTCCCAGCCCAATCGGCTCTTTGGAATGGCGGCTAATTTCAGCCATGTACGGCGGCGAAGTGGCAGGTCGTCTGCTACAAACATCAGTCCTCCAATCGTGACGCGCCCTTGGCGGTCCTGACTTTGGCTTCCTCGGTTACCTCTTCGTTAGCAAGAGCCATGTTGCGCACCTGCGACAGGAAACTGGGAAAGCGCTTGATAAACATCTTCCACAAAAGTTCTGGGTCATCGTAGGTCTCAAGGCTAATCGAGTCAAAGAACCGGCGCATAACCTCAACCTCTACGTCGCCTGTGGTGGCGTGCTGGCGGCGAACTGTAGCCAACGCCGGAACAAAACGACTTTGGACAACGGAAAACGGGCGGATGTTCCAATGCTCGGCCAATTTGGCGGAAAATTCGTTGGCAACATCAGAGACTGTCCAACTCTGGAGCGGAATAGACGCTCGGGACTGGTACTTAGCTGCAGATGTGGCTGCCCGCTTCTCGTCGTAGTCCTTCTGCTTCGCAGTTTCCCACTTAGCCTTTTCGGCTGCCCGCTCGTCTCGATCTAGTGACGAGGTTTTATCAAAAAAATCGTATCCCATTTCAGGTTCTTTTTCTTCCCCCACCGGCTCCGCCGGTGGATTTATAATAGTCTTATATGAGTAAGGAATAACTTTGTTATTGCTACTCTGCACATTCCGCTGTATCAGAAGACGGGTTTCCAGCCGCTGGAAACCCGCGCTGGTAATCCCCGATGCCGTCACCCACTTGCCATCAATTTTCTGGCGAGTTCGGTAGATGTAGCCCGCGTTCTGGAGCTCCTTAAGGCAGGTCCGAATGGCATCCCGGCCCTCTGAAAAATGGGTCGCAAGAGCCTCAGCAGATACCGCCACATCGGTAGTGGCGATCTCAAATAATACCCCGATGGACCTAGCGGAAATCACTTCTTCAGACGCTCCACGACAATATCCGCAATCATCTCGGCAAATGCGTACATTCCGCTATAAATAGCTTCCGATATGTCCACCCCAGGGGTGTCCTCGTCATCGATGTAGTCCTCGTCATCTGAGGAGTCGTCCAAAACCTCGTCAGAAGGGGTCTCAGGGGCTATTTCAGGGACGGTCTCCTCTTCCGGTATAGCAGGCCGCTCCTGGGGCTCCAGAGACGGCGCAGGCTCAATATCTGCCAATCCGTTTCTTAGGTCCATAGCCCGAACACCGTACTTTTTGCAGTAGGAGAGGCACTCCGCCGATTCTGGGTCATCGTCAGACCAGAGGATAAATGCCCAGCCGTTATCACCGAAGGACTCTGCCATCTGGCAGGCCTCGTCAAACGGATTATTCGTGGTTACTCGGGTGCCCTGTGGGAGGCCATCGAAAGCCCCATGTTCAGGGCTCATAATCACGATATCAAGGCCTTTTGAGGCGGCAAGTTGGGCGGCCCAAATCTGACCGGCCGAGGGCCGCATTACAAACGCGATGACCAAAACGCCATCTTTTCCGTTTGCGTAGTACTGGTCTTCAATCAGGGCGTCAACATTTGCCCTGCTCGTCTCACCACTACCCGCAACCAGCATTACATACTGATATTTCATAGTTCTCCTTATGGACGGAGAACCAACCTATCACAGGTTCGGACGTTGTCCAACCGGACGCGAAATGGCGAGGGGGATTGCCGTCACTCGAGTGGCTACCGCCACTAGGAGCGGACCCATGAACGCGGATGCAACTGCCGTCACCACAGCCGTGTGTGGTTCGGAAATAATTGCTGAAGCGCCGGTAGCGGAAGCAAGCAATGAGATTAAGGCTTTGAACTTTCCGAGGGGCGCAATTTGTTCCAAAACAGCCAGCAAAAACGCGACAGCACAACTAATTAGAACAAGGTTTTCCATGCACGAATCCTACGGCTGGGCGTAGTAAAGAGCAAACGACGATCCAACTGGGACATAGTCAACTATTGTCTTTTGCAAGCGATTGTTCACAGATGTGAAGTTTCGGTAGAAATGGCTTCTGGACGCGTTAGCCGTTCCTTCCCACATGAGCCAGGACGCGTCTTCCACGCCAGTGCTTCCATCAAAGAACGCCGTGAGACCGGCTACCTTTTCAAACAAAGCCTCGTCCACCAGCAGGGCGGCACCAGTCGAACTTGGTGTCCAAGTCAAAGTCACTTTTGCTGATGCAGCGTTTTCAGGAGCAACCGCAATAACAAACGGCCGGACCCACACAGGAAGGCTAGTAGTGTAGGAGAGCGACGACCACGCGGTAGACCCGTTACCAATCTTGAACAAACCGGTATCGGTTTCAAGACCAATCTCACCAAGGGCAAGGACAGTGGCACCAGACCAGTCGGCGGCTAGTTTTCGAGTGATTATTACATCTTCACTCGCGTACGGAAGACTGTTCCAGTAAGTTACGCCGTCACCAATTTTCCACTGTAGTGTGTCGGATTCCACTCCAACGCATCCGTTGTTAAGGAGCGTGTTTTCCTCAGCAAACACCGATGCAGTGTCCCTGCGGTAATTAAGCGCAGAACTAGTATTGTTTGAAATTAGAGACGCAGAACCGTCGTACCAGTCAATAGTTACAGACACATCATCAGAGGTGCTTGGGTCTACCGCGTACTCCGCAACACTTGCGTTAATGCTGAACGTGTAATACTCACTTGGAGTAACGGAAGCTACAGACGCTTTAGCAGTTACATTGGATGCAGATGCTGGGTAAAGCTCCAGCGCACTTCCAATCATGCCTGCGTGGGCGTTAGTTCCAGAACTGCTTGTGATACCCGTGCTACCGCCGGTATTCGTAAGAGTCCAGCCCGCGTAATCAGTGGTGAAGTTTGGGTTAGTTAGTTCGTTAATGCGGGTTGCAGTCAACACCACATTAATTCGTCGAGCTTCTTCAAACGCCGTTACAGAAGACGATTCTTCAAACTGAGCGGCGTCAAAGTATTGGTCTCCCGTGTACGAGGTTATTACTACTTTAGGCCTTGCAAAAGCCGCGTTAGACGGAGCAGTTCCCGTCACATGAACCCGCGTAAACCCAGATGCACCGTAAGTCACTGACGCGGTAGATGTAGAAATTGATACACCAGCACGAGTAAACCATTCAATACCGATAGTAGCGTTCGATGTGCCAGAGGAACTTCTTGCGTAAATGCTGAAAGAATAATCAACAGACGCGGTAGGAAGCGGAATCATGTCCTTGATTGATGAGCTTCCGCAAACCATAGTTATCGAACCAGCACCCGCCGGAGTTACTGTAAGAACTCCGTTCTGGCGGTTAGGGTACCCAGAAGGAGATTCTGGGGAAACCGCAAACGGGGTGACATGAGTATTTGACTCCCCAGCTGCATTTGTGAAAGCCCAAAGACCGGGGTGACCTGTTACGGGAGTTTTTTCAAAAGATGATGCGTTGTAGTCAAGGAAAAGATTTTTTCCAATAGACACCGATGCGTCGTACCCACTGAATGCTTTGAGAAAAAGCAACAAACCTTCAAGTGATCCGCGACTCTGATTTAGCCGAACAGCATTTGCAGCCATCACTCGCATACGCTGGTAGCCAAGCGCCGGCTCGTAGGTAAGACCCATCTGGTTAACCAAAGGCTTCAATAGTGCTGCAGGGGCGGTGCTTGGGTGGATAGCGCCTCTAATGAGGTATGCCTGAGTCTTAATTCGGTCGTACTCAAATGCCACGAGCCGCATAAACGTGTTCAAGTCTTCGTTGCTTCGACCAGTGTCTACAACCGTTCGGTTGACCGTCTTAACTGCGGCAGGCAAGTGGTCCATCATGATGTCGTAAGAACCGAAGTCTTTAACAGACAGTCCAATTGCGCTTGCCAGCTTTACCCAAGTGCCGAGGGATCGAGCAAAGATTGTGTAGTAGACTTCCGAGCCCTGTGCCAAATTGGAATCGGGGCGAGGCATTGGTTCGGCCAAGGGGCTTTCGTGGATAACTTCACCGTCGTCAGGGTCAACCGGGTATCCGTAAGTATTCCGTACGACAATGAACCTATCAAACGACAGGTTTGGGTATGACCACGACAGCGTGATTTCTCCGTACCCCGTTGAAGTAGCAGAAAGATAGGTCGCACCACCCGCGGCAGAAGTGTCGCCATAAGTGATTGACCCGTATTTTCCTAGACCGTAATAAGTCATTTCAGGTTACAGCCCCGCGAACAACATCGCAGTAACTAGAGAAGCCGTAGTTGCCCCAGCAGCGACCGCTGCCGAAGAATCCACATACGACTTAGTGGCTGCGTCAGAGGAATCAGTTGGAGTTCCTAATCCAGTAACTTTATTACCAGACATAGCGAGATTACCGGTTACGGTTCCGCCCGCGGCAGGTAGTGCAGCATTAGCAGTTGTTTCAACGGCTTCAATTCGGGATTTAACGGTAGCAGACGCTCCGGCAGGCAATACGCCAAGCACGGTTTCAATAGCCACAACTTCATTCTGAATGTCGTTTGGGTGCGCCGCTACGACGCTTTCGGTGTAGTCAACGTGGGTAACGAAAGACTTAATACTTCCTGGGTATGACGCGGCCATTTGGACTCCTTAGACGATTCCGCCGTTAGCGTGGACAGTAATGGTGTTGAGGTAAGGAATTTCTCCAATAGCGCATTGGATGTCCCCAATTCCAGCGGGGCTACCGTGAACATATAAATTTTGGATTGACGAGTACAAGACGCCATTGGTCAAACCAATTGCAAGCGCCAAGTCCTGCTGGCTTACCATTTGCCCAAAACTAACATTGTCGTAAGCCAACAAATCCTTAATGGAGTTTTCCGTGGCGGTCTTCACAGTAGATTGTGAATAAGTTCCATTTACTTGGATAGTTACTTCAATGTCGACTGGGACCATCGTTGGAGGAAGCACGGTGACGCTTGCTCCCGGAGCAACCTTGTTAGCCAAGTAATTTTCTACATCAGTCTGGTAGGTGTCCCAAATGGAAAGCGGAGAACCTGCGCCGTCTAGGCCAGAACTTCCGGCAAGGCTCATGTACAAAATAATGTTTGAGTAGACCGACGCGTCCGCGCTGGTCTTGCCCACGCCGACCACCTGCGAGGCGAGGCCTGCGTAATCTTCCGCCGTAACGGCGCGATTGATGGCTCGCATACTGCGGGGAGTGTTGATACGCACAGAGGTAGTCGACTCAGGGTCAGTTCCGCCAGCGGCTGCCGATGCGTTCGTGACAGTAAGACCCGAAGCGTCAGATCCATCAGGCTTGGTGTAAGTGGAAGTGATGTAGTTAATCGAGTTAGCGGCCACATTTCCAGCTGCGCCGTTGACTACTCGGTAAGTGGTAGAAACAATTGAGCCCTTGGGAGGGATACGACCGCCGATGTTGTCGCCAAACGCCACATAGGTGTTTCCGTCGGAGTCAACAAAACTTGTGTAAACAGCGGCGGAGCCGTCTGAGTCAATAAGGTTTTCTACACGCAGGTACGGCACATCATCGACATACACTCCCATCGTGTACAACTCGATTTTCTTTTCGGCAAGTTTGAACACCTGGTTTGGGAGTCCATTGAACGAGTAACTCAGTTCCTCATACGAAACCGTACGTCCCTCACGGGCAGAGATAACGGCCGTGCCGCCGGCTGCCACATCTACATATGAGGTGTTCATGGTTTCAAACTCAAGCTGGGTGGCTGCCGAGTCCGATGCGGTCGAGGTGGACACCGTCAAACCGGGCATAATTCGGATGGTATCCGTGGCGTGGTTATTCTTAAAGGTCAAGTCAGCGGATGCCGAGATGCCCATGTTCGGCGTGTAGCCAAACATATTTGCCAGTGAAATAATGGAGGAACGCTGGGTAGCGGTGCTCAAGAAAGATTCGTTAGCAGCACGATCGATGTAGAACGACATGATGTCGCCCATGTAAGCAAACAGCTCCAGCAATACAATGCCAAGGTCGTTGGGGTCCCGGCTGGTCCACTGCGGGGCAAACCGCTGGATGTTGCTGAGTAGGTCGGCGCGGATAGCGTAATAATCCCTAGATGTGTAGTCAATCTGGGGGGCGTATTCAGCCATTACCTAATCACCTCGATTTTTTCCCCGTAACGGTCAAAGGCAGCGGTCTTGAACGAAAACTCGTCTGGGGTGCCGTCCGGAAGGATATAGTTTATCGTAATATTGAGAATACCTTCGGTTGTATCGAAGTCTGTATCTACGCTTGACAAAGAGAGTTTCGGAAGCCACCGGTAAAACGCACCAGCAATGGTTTCTCGGGCCACTTGTGCAGCCGAGTCCCCTGAGTCCAGTACTGACCGTGCCAGAAGCGTTCCGTATTCAGGACGCATAAGCCGTTCGTTTACTCCCGTGAGAACGGCGATGTATACCCGATCCCTCCAGATGTATCGCGGGTCTGAGGTTGAGTTAAGGCCACCTGGGACACCTGATTCAACGCCAAACCTAAAGGGAAGCGAGATGGCTATTTCGCTCATAGACTAACTCCTATCCATACAGGAAAATTCGGGTCCCCACCAATGAACATAACCCAGACCTGCTGGTTAATGTCGGGGGTCTTTTTGTGGTCGGTGTGGGAGAAGTCAACCCCCACCGTGTGAGTGTGGCTGGGAGCCCCATTAGCGGAGCTGGTGATTGTTGCGCTGTGGTGAGAGTGCTGACCCGTAGCGGTCACAGGCAGGCAAGCATCCGCCCAGTTAGTCATAGCCGCGCCCAGAACTTGCGGGACTCGCAGACGGATGCGGGACCGGCCGTGGGGGTCAGCGTTATCAACACAAACACCGGCGTAAAGCCCGTAAAACTTATTGTCTGTCATCTGCTAATAACCTGACTTGCCTTTGCAGTTGCGAGGTAATCGTTTCTCAAATCCGCAGCGGAACCCTGCCACATTGCGCTAACAGAAGATGCGGCAGCGTCGGACAGACGGTTCGCAACTTTGGAAAACTTAAGCGTCTTTGCTGGCAGAACCGGGGCGTGGGAAACTTTCAATGTCGGCGGCGGAACCACAACCTTAGACGCGGGACCGGGCGGGGTCTTCTTCAAGGTTGATCCCAAGGAATCTAGGCCAATCACAACTTCAGTTGTGTACATCCCGTCTTCCACGATGTGATTCGCCTCAAGGACAATCCAGTACCCGTCCAAATCCGAATTAACCCCAGAAATGATGATTGGCATATCAGGCCGCAAAGTCGGGGTGCCAACAAGGACAGCAAACGCTCGGTAGGGGAACCTGTTAAGTTCCTGAGCCGCCTGCACTTCGTATTTGGCGGCGGTTACGGTAGTTGCAGAGGTGGTGACATCAAATCTATCGAACAAATCTGGGTTTACGCGAGCTCGGAGGCTATCGGCCTGTGAGTCGTTGATAACCGAAAATCGGGTGTTAGATTTAGGGTCGTAGCCCGTAACCGCCACAGCGCCTTTCATGGCGTCGCCGTAATCGACTGACTCACCAACAATTGGCTTAATAGAGTACAGCGACGGTGGGATGGGGTTACCGGGCTTAACTGCGATGAACGATGGAGCCTCATCAAGCATCTTCAAGTAGTCCTCGGTAAGGGGCTTGAAGAACAGAGAAGTGCCTTCGGAACGTAGCGTATAGCCGACCTTCTTTGCGAGGTCAGCCATAAGTTGCCACTGCGTGTAGCCAGGGCTAGCAATTTGGGGGAACATACGGTCGTGTGGAGCGACATCGTATGAGAACCGATTATTGACAGCAATCTGGGACACGACATTGGATGCCGTGGTGTTGGAGTAGACCTTTTGCACCGGCTGCTTCATTACATACGAAGCGCCAATTACATACACATCAACATAACTCGAGTCTGATGTTCGGGTGTGCACCACATGGTGGATATATCCGTAGTGGGTCTTAGACACATCACCATATTTTACGATGATGCGAACAGGCGACCCAGACGACAGCACTACAGGGTCTGGGTTCCAGTCAGCAAATCTAATCTTTCCCATGTCATGCTCATAGCGTCGCTGATCCCAATTAAACTGACTGATCTTGTACGGAGAGTCAGCGGTAAGTGGGAAGTAGACTTCTACAAACTTAAGCACGAGGAATCCTCAGCACCTTCCCGTTTGGGATGTTCTGGAAGTCATCAATTTCGGGGTTATGCTCGGCGATAACCCACCACAAGTCTGGTGTGCCGTAGGTATCCGTAGACAGAAGGTCAAGCCGGTCACCAGTTTTCCATGTGTATTCTGTGTAAGTAACCGTACCCAAGGAGTCCATGTAATAGAACAGGACCGGGTGCTTGTCGCCTACATAGCCAAGCGGTAGATAATCTACTACCGCGTACTCGTAACGAGAACCTCTTTGAACGCTCATCCTCGTGGATCAACTCCGCCCCAACTCGGGTTTTCAGGCAAAGGCTTGTACTTAGGAACCATCGTGGGATGGCGGGAGTCGGCGTTACCAGTGATAGTAAATTGCGTCGGGCTGGACCTAGCAACGACTCCATTGCTTGGGTCACTGGTCCTAGCGCTTGCAGTAGCGTTGCCAGAAATACCCAACATATCGCTACCATTCGCCATGATGTTTGCCGTGATTGTTACATCGGTACGAATTGGGATGTAATCTTCAGTAAACGCAGTGTGGTTGACATTAACACCAGTCACGTAGCCCAAGTAGTACACAGGGCCCACTTCAATGCAGACAATAAAGAAGCCGATAAATCCGACATCAGCCGTGACGAATCCGTCGCCAAGTGACTTGTTAACAATGTGAATGTCAGTGAACACGCGGTACAAGTATTCCAAGTCCGCCAAGGTTCCAAACTTCATAAGCCAGTCAAGCTTAGAGATTGCACGGTTGTTAATGCGGTCGTACGCACGGTCATACTCGCCGTAAATAATCTCTGGGTAATACTCAGAAATCAAAGCTTCTTTGGCCGCGTCCGTAAGGTCGCTTGTTCCATTTTTGTAGTACCTACGGAAGCAGGCAAAGTCATTAGTCCTATCGAGCCGCACGGTGAAACTAACAGTCTCAACGCCAGGGAACATACCGGCACCGCTAACCCAAATGTCGTCCTTGCTGGGCGTTACATCTGGCTGCAGCGTGGTGTTGGTCGAGTACCCTTCTGGATTCCACATGAACTGGAATCCATACTTTCGGGCGTCACCTGTCGTGTATGAGCCAGTCTGGGGCTTGGCTGCTCCGGGATTCTCAGGGTCCTCAGCAATTGTGACAGGGGCCTGGTCCTGCGGGTTAAACGTGTAGTAAAAAATCTTTCCGCGCCGTTCGGCGCTGATTTTTTTACCACCGTAAACTTCTTGATTTACAAAAGGCATGCTCCACTTATGCGGAGGCAAATTCCACTTGCAGTTTTGCTTCATCACATACCGGCTTACACCAGCTGAAGCGGCTGTAGCCGCAGCCTTCTTGTTCTTCTTGCTCTTACGGATTGAATCTTCCGTATTACTGAACTTAGGGTCTAACTGTTGGAAACTTTGCCCAGAATATTGAGTACTATCGAGCGAAGAAACGGTCGCTTGTTCAACAGATCCCGCAGGCATTCCAGCAGGGTTTACTGTTTTCAGTCCGTTATGGCGTGCGTACCAAAGCAATACATCGTAAAAAGTTAGAAGGCTTCCCTTTTTTCGGTTTTGGTTGTAAATCTGCTTTGCCTCAGACCACTGCCACTCTTGGTAGGTATAGGTAACCGAGTTTCCAAGATACGTTCCAGAACCGGGGGTGGAGAAGGTTACGGTATGGCTCACTTGGTCTTAGCCTTTCGCTCAATCGTGGCCGCATCCAGCATCCGCTTCAACTCACGAACCATCTTTTCTTCAGAGAATGTTGCAGGCACATTGATTTCAATCTTCACGCCACCGTAATTCACATTTTGGCTTGTCACAGGTGAATGTCCACTGGGTAGTTTACCCGAACCGTCTGCAGCGTACTTTGCTGGCATTGGCATACGCATAGATTCTGGAAGCTTGTGGTTAGGTACCACAACGCCGTTCGTAGATGGGATGAACACCTCAGGACCGCGCTCGCCAACTACATAAGGAACAGAAGCCGATGTAGGTCCACCATCCGCCTTACCAGAACCCTGCATGGTGTCATTAAAGCCTTTGCCATATGCAAGGCCCTCCGCAGCAATACCCAACGCCTTAAAACTGGCTGTGAGGCCGTTGACAACAGATGCCAAATCGTTAGTGGCCTGCCGGACACCCACTAGGTAGGGTTCATCAAACTCTTGCGCCAACCCCAATTTAGCCGTGGTTCGCTTTGACTGAGCCACGATAACGCCAGTAGTAATCCCAGCCTGACTCATTTCGTCTTTGGTAAACCCTGATACACCAGATGCTTTCGCGTACAGCATCTGGATAACGGTCTGGCGCAGGTCCTCGTTTCCAGAAAAGTATTGGCTTAGTGTGAAATCCAAGGAGTTACCCGGAAGCAGTGCAAAGGCAATGTCTGCCTTCGTAATCTCTCGTCCTACACTCTTTCGGGTGTTCAATTGCTGCCAAAGCTGGTTAACAATGTCATCGATAGACTTAGGGTGACCAGCCTGATCACGAAGTTGCACGCCAATGAGTTTTGCCATATTGACATTGCGTCCAGCCTGCGAGGACGCATACACATCGGCAGCGCCAGATAGACCGAGGCCTGGCATAACGTTTGAGATTGATTGGATGCTCTGAGAGTACGCTCCAATGTCTTTTCCACCGAAGCCCGTGAGGCCAGCACGCTGCATAGCCACCGCAGCATCGGTGAGAGATGTGGCCGTACCGCCGGCTGACGCGGCCATAATTCCGCGCTTAGCTTCGTCTTTGCTTCCAAACGCACCAAACGCTGCTGCTTGGCTTTGAGCCAATTGAAGCGCAATCGATTGGTTGAGGGATGGCAATTGAGCAATAGCCGCGTTAACCGCACCAGCTACTACCTTGCCCGTGGCAGTGGCCACGGCAGTTTGGGCCACCGTCGGACCACCGTAAGGCTGAGGGGTATACGAGGGCGTGGTAGCGCCCGGAAGTTCGGGCAGTTCTGGGAGGTGTCCAATAGAGGTGCTACCACCTCCACCGCCACCGCTGCTCCCTGCTCCCGCAGCGACGCGGGTCTTGATGCTGGAGCCTACGGAGCGGACAATGTCCTCCATAATTTGGTCAATAAGACCAGCCATCAGTTACCCACTATCTACGTTTGGTGGCTCTTTCGAGCCAGTTCTTTCGTTCTCTCGCGGAAAGCGACCTAACATCCGCGATTGTCCAACCAGGGAAACTTCTGAATAGGATTTCGTAAGCGTCCATCAGAAGTTCGTATTCCTTAGCGCTATAGGCGAAACAAGCTTGCCAGACTAAGCGGAGTAGAAATTTTCTCACCGCAAGCCTCGCAAGTCGTCACCACCTCCAGCAGGCGTGGTCCGGGTGCGTTATCCGCGATAACCTTGAGAAGTTTCTCGCGGTCACCGATTCCGAGTTCAAGGGCGATGCGCGACGGAACAACGGGGAGACCATCCACCATCAGGATGCACCCCGAGAGAAGAATCGTGCTGAGTTCTGCGGCAGTAAGATCAGTGTTCTCCATGAGAGACCGCTGGGTCTTGCCGTCCGGCAGCGCAATCTTCACTAGACCGAGCTTGGTCTGGATATCCCAGTCCCATTCGCCGTTAAACCTACGGGTCGGCACATCGGTATTCAAGTCAATACTGATGGGTACCCGAGTCGAGCAGGACTGGCAAGTGATTTCCGCGGTCAGTTCGCTTCCGAAGGTGAGGCTGCGAATAGCCAACATCAGGTGGTCGCGGTCTCCCGACACCATCTGATCGAGCAATTCATCCGTGGCCTTTTCGTTGCCAACACGCACAACGCCTCGGCGAAGAATCATCGACAGAGACTTACCCAAGGTACCGGCTTTAGCGATAGCCTCTTCGTCCGCGCCATTCAACTCTCGGATTTCAACTTCGGTGACAATCTTGCCATCCAGTTCCACACCCGCAATGAGTTTCACGAGGGTGGACGCAGGAGCCTGAGTTTCAATTACGGCCGCAGGCTCCTGCGTGAAGTTCTTTGCATAGTTTGCCAAAAGTTCTGCGTCTGTTATTACTTCTACGTTTTCCATATTGTGTCCTTAAGTGCTACTTGACTGCGGTGCCGTCCGACTTGACGAAGTTCCAGGTCAGACCCTCGTGAACGAGAATCATCGATTCGAACAGGATTTCGTTAGTTACGGAGCTGAGGTCGGTGTAACTGACATTGGTGATCCAAGCGTTGTGCAGAGTGAACTTAATCTTGGGAACCAGGGAGTTACCGGTGTTCGGGTGGTCTGCAACATAGATGTTGACATTGACGCGGAAGTTCTTTGCTCCACCGTTGGTGGTCGGATTGAGGCCGCTACCGGCCGTAACCGAAGCAAGACCCTTGACCCACGTCATTGCCTGATCGTTGCCGAAAAGGACGCCGCGCTGAAGCGTGACCGGCGGGTAAGTAACCAGACCGGGAACGTGGTGCGCGGTGACATTGAAGCCGCCTTCGCGGTAAGCAATGTCCTGGATGTTCATCGAGAGGCCACCAATTTGGGTGAAACCACCGACGAAGCCTGACGACTTGCCGCGGGTAGGCAACGCGTTCTTGTTCTTCGCATCAAGGATGCGGTTGTCGAACACGGTGTGGTCATTTTCTGCTGGCACGAACTCCGCGTAGAACCTAAAGTTACGCAGCGGGTCCGATGCCAATGACGAAAATCGGCCGATGCTGCCAATATTCTGTGTCATTCTTACTTATCTCCTTTAGGCGACGGTGACGGTAGTTCCGCCCTCAAATTGGCCAATCTTGATGATTACATATTCAGCGGGGCGCTGGAGTGCCACACCGATTTCGATATTAACCTCACCGGCGTCAATCGAAGAGAGGGTGTTGATGTCTTCGTCGCACTTAACAAAGAACGCCTGCTCGGGCTCGTCACCGCGAAGGCCGCCGCTCTGCCAGAACGAAGTGAGGAACTTCGAACAGATGTCGGTCAAATCACGCCACAGACGGCTGTCGTTAGGCTCAAACACAGCAAACTCGGTCAAGTCCGACAGAGCCTTGCGGAGGTAAATGAGCGTGCGGCGAACCGAGATGTAGCGGTCAGCGTACCCACCCTTGAGGGTGCGAGCGCCCATAACCACAATGCCTGAGCCCGGGATGTAGCGGATAGCGTTGACCGGGGCAGCGGCAACGTTCAATGCGTCAAGTTCAGCGTTGCTGAGGGACGCGATTGAGACAGCACCAGCAATACGAGCGCTCTGTCCAGCGGGGGACTTGAACACGCCACGCGAAATGTCGGTTGCTGCATAGAGGCCCAGAACCGCACCAGCGGCGCTGATGGTAGCCGTGGTTCCACGAGTCGGGTTGGTCGGGTCGTTGACCACAAGGCTCGGGTAGTAGACCGCTGCGTGGGATGACGGCGTGTACGACGAGGCAAGAGAAATTTGGTCATCAGGGGTACCCGGACCCGTATCAACAACGACGAACACATCTGCGCGACCCTCTGCGTAGGAAATGAGTTCGTTGACGTAAGCCGGCGTGTAAACACCCGCTGCGTTCAGGATAAGCGAGTTGCGAACCGAATCAAACTTCGACACTTCGCCCGAGATCATGGACTCAGTAACGGGCTCTCCATCGGTGCCGCTGCTGAGGGTGACGGGGGTAGTGCCCGTAGCAGCCGGGTGGTTCTCGGTCAAAGCGGTGACAGTGATGTAGCCTGACGAAGAATTAACCACGTGTTCGACAAAACGGTCGTTGGTGGAGACGTTTGACACGGCGCTGTAGCGTTCGACAGAGTATGCCGCGGTGACGCCACCAGAGTAAACGGCGATGTCGTAAACCATGTCTGGGTCTCCCACGCCACGGTTGGCGTCGTAAGCATCCGAGATGCTAATGGAAACCGAGTTACCCCAGCTGCCAGGGCTGATTGCCGAAACCGTCAGGCTAGCCGCAGGGGAGACAGCGTCGTCATTGAGGGTGGTGTGAGCAGGGGTCAACGAGAAGTCAGAAAGGACGCGCTGCACATAAGCCATAGAGCCGCCGTTCTGGAAGAACATCCAGACAGCGAGAGGCAAAAAGTTTGTGTTGCCGTTGTTACGGTTCCAACCGCCGAACAGGTTCTTGTACTGGCTCCATGAGTTAACGACGGTGGGTTCAATCGGACCCTGGTCGCTCGCTCCAATGAACGCCGCAACGGCAACAGATTCTGCCGTGACAACCGGTGCAATTGGATTAAGTGTCTCTTCTACGTAGACACCAGGCCGCTGGTAAATGGCCATATAAGTTATCTCCTTAGATAATGGCGGTAGTTAGCAATTTTACACGGGATTGAGCGACGAGGGGATGTCCCCAGTAATACCGTTAATAACGACTTTTTCGACAATCTTGTCGCTTACGCTGTCTGCCTGGGCGGGAGTCATTTCACTCACAATGCGGACAGTGAACAGGTTACGGAAAACGCGACGACCATCTTCAACATAGTTGATTTTGGCAAACGCGTCTAAGAACATACTGCGCTGAGCAGTTTCTGTACCCAAGTCATTGGGAACAGCGAGCTTCCCGTACTTTGCCGGGAGGCGGTTTCGCAGCATCTGCTGCAACAATGCGCGGTCATGGCGCGGGTGGCGCGACCAACTGCTGACTTGGTAAACTAGGTCGTAGGCAACCGGCATGTAATATGTATAGACGGTATCTTCCTGAGCGGGGATGGTGCCTAGGTAGTCTTTGTCAAACATATACCCAGAAGTCTGGCGTTCGTTTGCGGGGCGAATGTCCACCAAGTCAATGGTGATATACGGGTAGCGCTGCTGACGGATTTCAACATCTGGGATTGCGTAGAACACGTCTACTGGTCGTTCTGGCTGTTTATCGTCTGATACAGTCATCCCAGCAAACAGGTTCTTCAGCGCTTCATCCTCTGAAAGAACAAAACTCATAAAGACTCCATAATTGTGTCTACGCTGTTTTTGAACTCAGCGGCTATGGCTTCCTCTATTAATTTTGGCACTTGGGCCGAAAAACGTCGAATAACCGCCGTCGGAGTGTGCTTAGAGTTTCCGTACTCCAGCCCCTCCACTAGTTCCTTTTGAGCAGGTTCAATGGTTACCTTGAAGTCGCCCTTAACATCTTGAACCGAAACCGCTTCGATAGCATCTTCTGGCCAGCCGGCCTCTTCCGCCATCTCTTTCAGTTTCCTAGTAAGACTTGGAACAGATCTTGACACAATGTTTTTTACCATGTCATCGTACCCATTAACCATAAAAACCCTCGTTTCACCTAGCCCACGATGCCCTATTGCTACGCTTACGCAGAGGCATCGCATACTCCTTACGGAGGGGGCAAGATAAAGCAAGGGTTTTCATGGTCTCGCACGAGACCTCTACAAGAATAACGAAAAGGCAGCGATTACGCTGCCTTAACGCTCGTTATTTTAAGCCGGAGCTGGTCCGCTGAGTTTGCCTGAAAGGTCGTATCCCTCAAAGTAAGTTGACCAACCTAGGTAGGTTCCACCCCACCGCGCCTTTAATCCCGCTCCAGACATTAGACCAATCATGTTGTCCACAGGAAGGTCGGTAGTCCAAATATAGTCAGCTTTATGAGCCTGCAAAGCTACATGGCCGTGGGCACCAATATCCCAGAAGTGAGGGGCTCCGATAGGGGCGTCAAGCGGGTTATTGTGTTTGTACTTCTTTGGGATTCTGGCCCACTCGGCAATAGCGTCTGTGCTGCTGCCCGGTAGACCCCAAGCCATACGACACACCTTTAGGCAATACCCGTGAATGGCAAAGGTTTGACTACCGTCGTTAATTTTGGTCGATCCGGCCATGGACTGACGCATCATCCAGTCAGCGGCAACGATTCCGTTTGTGCGCACTATTACCTCTTATTAATCTTGTCGTAGTGCCGCTTGTCCAGCTTAATTTTTGCCAACGCGCCAATAACTACTGCGGCTAGGATGGCAATAATCACGGCTTCTTCTTTGCCGGCGCTTTCTTTGCTACGGCCTTCTTGACCGGTGCGGCTGCCTTCTTGACAGCAGGCTTACGAACAACGGGCTTGCCAGCCTTGCTGTCCCAAATAACCTTGGGGTCGGGGCGGTAGGTGGGGTCTGCGTGATGACCCTTCAGTCCATTGAGGCCCTTGTCGTAATCGACAACCTGTGCCTTTGCCAGCGGTGCCGAATCAGGGCAGCCAATTGCAACAGCGTGGACGTGATTGGAATCGAAACCTTGATCCATCGTGCGGTACCAAGCGGCAAAGCCAGCGTCCTTGAGTGCCTTGACCATCTTTGCGCGACGGGCTTCAGTCATCAGGCGAACGGAAAAATCAACGACACCTCCGCCGTCATGCGTGCCAGCGGAGGCTGCAACACCGCCCTTGTTGTACGAGCCCTGAGTGATGCGGAACGCAAAGCCCGCAGTCTTTTCGGCCCACTTAATCATTTCGATGGTGCGGGCATCAAACAGGTACCCACGGAAGTTAACAGCAGACATTACTTATCGCTCTTCTTAATCTTCTTGATAATCTTGGCGTCAATTTTCTTGTCTTCGGCCATGGTCTTTGGCTTCTTCTTGGCTCCGTGAGCCTTGTCAGCCTTCTCGAACTTAGCCTTTTCGTCCTTGTCGAAGCCAGCCTTTTTCAGCATGGCTGCGTCCTTCTTCTTGTCCTTGGACTCTGTGTACTTGCCCTTTTCGAATGGCTTAGCCATGTGTACTCCTTAACAGTCCCAAGCCCGAAGCGACTTATTGATTCGGCTATTGGGGTCTTTCGCGGTTTTTGCGGATGTGTTTTTTTTCTTCATGCCTTCCATACGACTGCAAAATGAGTCGCGGCGGGCGGCAGAGGTCTTGGATTTTGCTGCTTGAGCCTTTTTTACAGGAGGCTTAAGGTCCGACCCTGGGTTGGCTTTTTCGTAAGATTTGCGGCCCTTTTCGTTAAGGCCACCCTTTGCGTTCTTGCCTTCTTTGCGCTGCCATGCTTCAGATTTAGCCATTCTTTTTATGCCAATCTTTGGTTGCTTTAACTCCCTGAGCGATGGTCTTTGCGCCGGCCTTTTTGGTCAAATTGACTTTGTCGTACTTGCCATTATTACCAGCGTGATTGACTATTACCTCGCCCTTTTTGTTCTTTTTAACCGTGTGCTTTTCCCCAGCAGCTTTGAATGTCTTAGACATTATTTATTTTTCTTTGACTTACCGGCTTCGCTTAGAGCAATTGCGATGGCCTGCTTTTTGGACTTTACCTCAGGTCCCTTGCCAGGTCCCGGCTTACCGGATTTAAGTTTGCCAGCCTTGTACTCGCGCATAACCTTTTCGACTTTGGCATCGCCCTTAGGCTTCTTACTTGCCATGCTATTCCTCCGTGTTTGTGTTGGGTGCGCTTTGAAGCTCTGCCAGTTCCTCGGCTGTTGCGTACCTAGAGGTTACTTCCCCAGTAGCGCAGTTGACTTCTGTGATTGAAGGTCGTTCCATTAGACCACTCCGTAAAGCGTGATGTTATTTGCGGAAAAAGTGCCACCACCGGCGTTCAGACCCACGCTAGTAATGGCGGAAGTAAGCGACCGACAGGTTCCCTTGGTTATTACAGTTCCGTGGTTGTAACTAGTTGAGTTAAACAGGGATTCAATGGGGCGGACGCCCGTGTTAGCATCAGAGTACGCAACAAAACGGATTACTGCCCGGTCGTTAGGTGTCGTAGAGTTCGTAATTGAAAACGCCGTGTCACCACCAATAGCCGTAGTAGTGGCCGTGGTTCCTGTGTGGTCCATTTGGATGTAGTCGTAGGAAGCCGAACTAATGTTGTTAACGGTCAACGCAATAGGCCATCCAACTGCGGTCACATTAGTTACAACCAGAACGAGTTCGCTATAGTGCTGCGGGATAGACCCAATGTTTAGGGAAGCTGTGGAAAGGCTGTCCACACTAACTATTTTTTTCCATCCGTCATTACTGGTTCCGAAATACTTGACTGTCATTAGCCCACCACGGTGCCAAAGGCGTTAAAACTGCAGGTTCCAAGATCAGAGGAAACGTACACAGTATCCGCGGATGCTAGCGAAAGCCCAAGGCTAATGGCCACGAAAGAGTATGAGTCAAGAGTTACTTTGTAAGCGACATACTGTTTGTTATCTGCAGCAGCATCGGCCACAGCAACTCGAATGTAAAATGAGTCGGACACAGTTCCACGATTAGCCACGGTAATGGTGGATACCACAGCGTCGCTTGCGCGGGCCGAAATCAGCTTTACCGGGGTGCTAGCAGCCGGTGAGGCCTGCCCAAGCACTGGGAATGTCGTTGCCATAAATCTCCTTGAATAGTGGCCTAATTATACTTGGTATGTCTTAACTTGGTTTTATTAACTTAGAGTCCCGCAGCGTCCAAGCGAGCCTTCAGGCTGTCAAGTTCTGCCTTAAGCGACTTGTTCTCCTCATTAAGCTGCTGGGCGACTGAGAACAAAACTTGAGGCATACGCTCAGACCAGAAGATGTAGTCTGGCCGACCTTCATCGTCAAGATCAACCAGCCAGTCAAACCCGGCGGCTGAGACTTCCTCCGCGATAAGACCAAAATTCCACAGAGCCGAATCGCCGTCTTTTTCCACGTCCTTGATGTAGCGGAACTTGCGCGTCTGGAGAGCAAGGAGTTCGTCCTTGTTCCAGATTTCCGGAGAGACATCAGTCTTGTACCGAAGAGACGAACTGGAGTTACTGCCAATCTCATACGGGTTACCGCTGACGACAACGGTACGGCCAGTCAAGTTTCTGTTGTAGAACGCGCTGCTTGTTAGGACGGCTCCCGAAAGAGTCGGGTTAGACAAGGTTGGGTAGGAATTAAATACAACACCGCCGCCGATACCCTCGGGATTGCTAAGGGAGTTGTGCAGGTCCGAAGACGTGATGCTTCCAGTCTTGGTTCCGTACAAGGTTCCAGAACTTGGGAGCGTTACATTCGTAGACGCGGTGGTTGTAAGGATTACAGGGTAGGCACCGCTGGTACTGAAGTTTCCTGCCAAAGAGATGGTGTAAGTAGACCAAGCCGTGTCGTAATTAGTGGAGGAATTTTTAAGTAAATAGGCGCCAGTCGAACCTCCGGCGGCAACTCCCGCGCCAGTAGCGCCCGTAGGACCAGTAGCCCCGGTAGCACCTGTGGGACCAGTCGCTCCTGTAGCGCCAGTCGCACCCTGCGGTCCAGTCGCACCAGTAGGTCCGGTGACGCTTGAGTCGGCTCCAGCCGGCCCTGTAGGTCCTGTCGGACCTGTGGGTCCAGTAACAGTAGACGCGGCACCCGTCGCCCCAGTTGCTCCCGTCGGACCTGTGGGTCCAGTAACAGTAGACGCGGCACCCGTCGCCCCAGTTGCTCCCGTCGGACCCGTAGGTCCAGTTGCTCCGGTAGCACCGGTGGCTCCAGTCGCGCCAGTTGCACCGCGAGCTCCAGCTAGGCTAACTACACCGTCGGTGAAGTGAGCCTGGTCTGTACCAATTACATCTGGAAACATACTTACGGTCAGGCCGTTGATGTTAGTAATACTGCCTTCCATCCACTTAGTGGTGGTGTTTGCAGCAGACGCAACGCGAATTCGCGCACCTACAGCCAGAGCGCTTGCCTTAGAGACAACAAAAGTCTTAATACCGCTCGTAGATGCGTACAGGTCAGTAGATGTAGTGATGTTGTCGTAACCAGCGCCCGTAGGGCCAGTTGCGCCCGTAGCTCCTGTCGGACCAGTGGGTCCCGTGGCACCTGTAGGTCCAACACTTCCAGTGGGTCCTGTCGGGCCAGCATCGCCAGTAGCGCCAGTAGCTCCGGTGGGTCCGGTAGCGCCAGTAGCGCCCGTAGGACCAGTCACATTAGACGCAGCGCCTGCCGCCCCGGTGGGGCCAGTTGCACCCTGTGGACCCGTAGGACCTTGGATATTTCCCACATTAACCCAGGAAAAAGATTCCCATACATACAGTTCACCAGAAATAAGGTATCCGTCGCCAGTGTTACCGACGGGATGGGCGGCCTGAAGTTCTGCCAAAGACGCGTAAGAACCGAGAATTGAGATTGATGTTCCAGCGGGACCAGTTACGCCCTGAGCTCCTGTGGCTCCTGTGGGGCCTGTAGGACCAGTAGGGCCAGTCACACCCTGAGATCCAGTAGGGCCAGTGGGTCCTACCCCGCCCGTCGGTCCAACGTTTCCGGTGAGCCCTCGGGGGCCTGTGACACCTTGAGGTCCCTGCGGTCCTGTGCTGCCAGTGGCACCCTGAGGACCAGTAGCGCCGCGGGCTCCAGTGGGTCCTGTTGGACCTTGAATTCCTTGAGCGCCTTCTGGTCCGGTAGCCCCTGTCGGGCCTGCCGCGCCAATATTTCCGCGAGCACCCGTCGGTCCCGTCGGGCCAACTGCGCCTGTAGGACCCGTGGGGCCAATAGCAAGAGAAGTTTCATCCTGAATTGCGGTTACGCGGTCATCCAAGTCTGAGAGGGCGGCATTGAGCGCCACATCCCAGTTAGGCTGGCCCGGAGTAGGGAGGGAAATAGTCATCAGTCACCGTATCCGTTCAGGGGAGATGAGGTATCTCCGTAACCTCCAGAGCCGTAGCCGTAGTTAGGAGGCAAGGTTGTCTTAACATAGGAACGCGGATCGTCGTACGGTCCGGCGTACCTGCTGAATTGCGGGTCGTTTACCAGTTCGTCGTTCATGACCTGGATGCAGTCCACAACCACCAAAGAGAACCGGTTTGCCACAATTGCGGCTTGCTGTACCTTTACCGGGCGGAAAACTTCGTTTAGCCAGACGATACGGCCGCGTCCCTGAAGGTCGGGGTTTCCAACAACTCCTGGAGCAACCTTCTCAATATCCTCAGCGTTGAGGGTGAGATGCAGAAGGTCGCCGTTGTAGAAGCCTCGATCTGTGAGTGGAACAGCGCCCTGCTGGATAACGGCTCTTACAACGGGCAGGTTGTACGGACCACGCCAGCGTCGCCCGACGCCGTCGTAGGAGCCCACATCGTAAACCGGATCAATCCCCGTGTTGTCTGGGTCATAGACCCACCACTCAGCCGCTGTTCCAGAGAAGCGCTGTAGGTCGTGGTTTATACCAGCGTCGATACTGTCAGACTCAAAGTCGGGGTCAAACCGACCCCCCTGATGGTATCCGCGCATTACCGTCCAACGCCTCTCGGTAGTACTTCAAGTTTATTTGAATACGCTCATCATTTGGGGCTAAAATGGCCGCCCGTTCCCCGTATTCAACTGCTTTAGAGGCGTCGCCTAAATGATACGCGGCAAGCGCGGACAAATCGTATGGAAGTTCTCCCCATGCCCATGCCTCATTAATGTAGACAAGCGGCTTCTCAGTGATTGACAGAGCGGCCTCGCCCGCCATCAGGCATTCCGCCCAATTCCCCATATCGTGATGGTACCGCGCCAGTTCAACCAACGGTTCTCTGAGGTGCGGCGCTTCCTCACAAGCAGTGGTTAAGTGCTCAAGTGTGTACTGTAGTTCACACTTTGCTAGGTATCGGTAGGCGGCAGATCGCTCTGCGTCCCACTTTGCTGTGGGGAGTTCGAGATACCGCCTAAATTCTCTGGCAGCCTCATCTGTGCGACCATAAAAGAATAACTCTCGGGCGAAGTAGAACGCATTACGGTCATCGGATGGGTCTTCTCGAACTGACAACTCGAGCAGGGGCAGGTATTGACTCCGGGGCTTCGATGAATCCGCATGATGGTGGATTTCCATGGAAATCCAGTCCTGCACCTCTTCCTGACCGTATGACACCAACACCTCGTGAACGGGGTGCTTCCAACGATAACCAATGCGACTGTGGATTTTGTCGCCACCGTATTGGAGACCGGGTGATCCGTCAGGATTCCATGACCATGTGTATTTGTATCGTGGGCGAGTAACTCCCGGCTTTACGGCCTCTAGGGTATCGCGCCAACCGTCTACCAATACCTCGTCCATATCAAGGGCGATGCAGTAGTCAATGTCGATGGGCAAAGCCGCTAAAGCGGCATTTCGTGCATCATCGAACCGGAAGGGCGATACCCGTAGAGGTACTACATTGATGCCGAGAGACTCGGCCAGTTCTACCGTCTTGTCTGTAGAGCCTGTGTCTGCAATCAGCAGGTAATCTGCGGCCTTTGCGGAATCATGCCAGGCTTGTACAAATTGCTCCTCATTGAGGGCAATCGTGTAGACGGCAATCTTCATGTAGTAGTCCGTAAATGTTGGGTTTCCCCAGCTGATTATTCAGCGGCGGGGAGGGAGGCCAGTTCAGCCTGATGGGTAGCGATTGCTGCCGAGATGGTAGCGATTGCTGCCTCAGATGCTGCAACTGCTTCTTCCTGACCAAGGGCTTCTGCAGCCTTCTTGTTCAGTTCGTGCTGCCAGCCCTCGTGAGCAAAGCCAGCAATGCGGGCTTCAAGAATCTGGCGCTTTTCTTCGGGGGAGAGCAGCGCTCCAAAATCGATTGACATATGGTTTCCTTAAACTAGTTTAGGCGTTAGCCAGTGGGTAATTATACATTATTTAGGCCCAGTTACCTGCAATATTTGTTGCTGTACCTACACCTAATTTTTGTATCTCAATATATGAACCAGCCTGCATGTAGGCTCCAGCGTTTGAAGCAGCGGTACAAATAAACTGGGGGGTAAACGTGCTAGCCAAGGTTGCGTTAGTAACAAAATACCCATCAACTTCAATTACCCATGCGCCACCAGTTCCTGATGGAACTACTGTGGAAGCAGCATTTGTTGCATAATATCCCTGATATGTAACAACTGTTCCAGGGGATTGTGGGTATGTTTTGAAAGAATATTTGAAAGTTGTCGGCGCATTGCTAAAAGCAAATCCAATATTAATTGCACCCGCAGTTCCGTTATATGTAAATGAGCAATAATATTTTGCCTTAAATCGGTAAAGTTTACTGTACTCAAGTGAAGTCAGAACGTCATTTGCTGCAGCGAAAACGTTTTGCGTAGTATTAGCAGATGAGGTTGGGTTGTTGGCTTGTGAAAAAACCATTTGTGGCGCTTGAAGCAGACCAGAGCCAGCCTGATTCGCTGACGTCGCTCCTGCAGTAGGGTTAAATGCTAAAAGGTTATCTCCATTATATTGAATAGAACCACCGCTGGTATAGCCAACATAATTGCTATAAAAGTGCAGTGGAGAACTTAAGTATATTGGGCCACCACCGCCATTGGATATTGAATTTGAACTAACATTAAGCGGAGAACCTAAAATAATACCAAGTGTACTTGGACTGCCAATGGTGATATTTCCATTTGAAGTTCCACCAGCACCAGCACGTATAGTTACATCGCCGCCAGAGCCGCGTTGCGGGCCATATCGAATCGCCAAGGCGTGATGTTGACCGAAACAACAGTGACCCCAAGGGACTCCGCCAGTTCTACCGTCTTGTCTGTCGAACCTGTGTCCGCGATGAGGATGACGTCAGCCTCTCGGGCCGACGCCACCCATCGCTCGACGAACTGCTCCTCATTCAGAGCAATCGTGTAAACCGCTACTTTCATGCCCTCAGGTGTCACTACTCAGTAGGAGCGGGCTCTTCTGCCGGCAGCGAGTCGCGCTCTGCTTCGTGGACGTTGATCGCCTTTTCAAGTTCAGCAAGGGCGGCATTCGACTCATTCGCGAGGTTCTCATCGCCGGTGGCTTCAGCAACACGGAGGTTGATCTCGTGCTGGTAGGCGGTAGCCGCAAACTGGGTAAGTCGCTGCGCGATGATGTTGCGCTTCTGTTCCGGCGTGAGCAGGTTGGTGTAATCAATAGCCATTTCTGGGTATTCCAATCAGTTCTTGAAGTCGTGGTTGCCCCTCAAACTTTACGAGGCAGTCACGAAGAGTAGGCCCTAAACCGCGGGTGTATTTACCTTTTCAAGAGCGTACCGGTAAACATCAACATCCAGACTGTTCAAGTCATACACCCGAGCCCGCTCAGCGTCAGTAAGCAGGGCCTTGAGGCCTTCCGTTGTCCAAACAGTGCCGCCGGCATCAGTGTAGAACCCAAAATTGAAGAAGGGATTGCCACCTGCTTTATCGGCCAGCGCGGCCTTGAAATCAGTCTCGATGTCGAGGTTGTAGTTGTCCCTGAACCACGTCATGACGCGGGATGTGAAGTCTGCGTGGTTTTCTGTGGTCCCAAGGAGATTCACCCTGTCGAGGGTGTCATACGCCTTGCTTAATGAGGTGTTGTCCGTCAAGTACCAACTCTTGTAGTAGTCCTTGGAAACGTCCGCACGTTTGAGGGGGATGTCTGTGCCATCCTCCCAGAACGGCGACACATACATGAGCCTGAAGATTGTGGGGTCTGTGCCGTTGGAAAGGAACCTAGTCATGAGGTTGTTCACGGGGTACTGGGTTTCCTCAAAGAGGTAGTACCGAAGAAGTTGTCCCATGTCCGCTGACGATGCATAGGGCTCGTACTTCTGCAGTTCCCCTTGCATCATCAACCAGATGAAACTGCTTACCACCCTGTCAAAAGGTTCTCGAACCAAGCAAGCCACATCGATGTCAGGGTTTTGGTCAATAGGGAGAGTTCCAAAATGCCCGTGGAGGTAGGCATGCTGGTCGAAGCCTTGGAATTGGAACGGGGACGGGTAGGTAGGAATCCCGTGCTTGAAGAGGATATCTGAGATGGTCCTAATTCCAAGCCCCCCCGTTTTGGGGATATGCAGCATGTAAAGAGTTCTCACTATTTAGTCCTACGCATACGTGTAGATCGAACTTGGAACGGACCCACTGGTCGGCGTGTAGGTGTTGGCAGCCCAACCAAAGGCAGACAGTACGTTACTCAGAACATAAGTTGATGCTCCGCTAAATGACGGGGTTTGGTCTGTCACGGTGTAGCCCGTGAAAGCGCTGTACGTCAGCGTGGTTCCGCCAAAGGAAACCGTACCGAATGTAGTCCCTGCCGGCTTCGATTTCGTTGTCAGGGTCGCGTAGTTGGAGATTACATCGCCCGTGGACGTGACCCCGACGGACGTGTAGCCGCCAGTAGCCGGGCTGAATACGTATGAGTTAGCCCATTGAACCACGCCAGATGTGTTCAATTTGAAAAGCGCGGATTCCCCAGATTTTGACAGTGGAACAACATATGTGTTTCCAGATGAGTCAACTCCCAGTCCAGCACTGTACCCGGTCACATAGGTTGCCTTGGCAAATCGCTTTGACCATGCGACCGTTCGCGAGGTGCCAACCTTGGTTACGTCAGCATTGTTTTGAAGGTAGAGATTTCCGGAGGGATCAACAGCCATGGCGTAGACGGCCCCAGTACAAGAGTATTGATTTACCAACGTGTTGCCCGTAGATGAAACCAGCAGTACCGCGCTACCCACACCAAGAACGCCTGACACCCACGCGTTCCCGCTTCCGTCGGCTACCACGCTAGTAGCCAAGCCGGTTCCGGCAGTTACTGCTGTTTGCAGTGATCCGTCGCTCTTAAGAACTGTGATGATGTACCAAGAGTCGGAATCTTTTGCGTCAACCGCATGGTGGTTTGCCGTCACAATCAGTTTTGTAGACGACAGGTTCTCGACTCTAGGTCCGTACAAAGTAGAAGATGCGGCGTTGATAATGCTCGTGGTCTTCTTGGACCACTGCAGGGCTCCACTATGATTAAACATGGCCACGTACAGCATCGCTCCATCAGTGCCGACCACATACACGCCATTGGCGTCAGCAACTGCAGCCGTCGGGGCAAAGTTTGTGCTCTTTGACCACACGATTGCCCCGTCTTTACCCATCTTGACGAGGGTGTTTGAGCCGGTTACAGGCAGGTAATGATTGCCTGAAGAATCTTCCGCTGCGCCGACTCTAGCAACTGATGCCCGCATTGAATACGCCGCAAAATACTTGTTTGCAACAGCAGCAGTCGCCGCCTTAACGCTGCCGATAATCCCACCAAGAACGCCACTCATTAGGTCAGCCCGTTGCCGCTAATCATCCAAGAAGTGGAGGTGATCTTTACTGCAGTGGCCATGCCGTAGGGAGCCAACGTCCGAGATCCGGTGGTACCAGCGCCGGCTAGATACATCGTGTCGGTAGTGATGGCGATTGTCATGGTCGCTCCCGCGCCTGCAATGAAAGTAAGAGTGGTTCCCACCGGAAGAGCAAGGTTTGCATTGGAGTCAATAGTGACGGTGCGGGTCGCAGAAGCGTAGATGTGCTTTCCGGCGTCCGCCGCAACCACGGTGTACGCGCCTGTTGTGGTCGAATTCTGCGGAAGTCCAAGGAAGCCAACCCCGTTTGCCGCCGTCGCTGTGGTGCCGCCGTTGGCCAACACGCTGGGGCCGATTGTCAGGGTGTCTGTTCCGGTCTGATCGATGTTGTCGAACAGGCCCTCTTCAACACCAGATGCTCCTGCACGGACGACGAGTTTGAGTGTGCCAGCGGTAGTGCCGTCACGGAAATAGAGTTTGGCAACGCCAGCACCGGGATTTGCTGCCGCCGCTGTCTGTTTCGTCAGGCGCACCTGACCGCCACTGTTCTCCTCAAACAACCGTCCGTATTGGTTGAATGTGTTGAACTGCGGTGATGTGAAGGAGCCTGCGCTGTCGACCTTGGCGAGCACTGTGCCAGTGGAATCGTGCCACTCTGTGAGATTCGCACTCTGCGATGCAAAGCCCTTGATGATTGAACCAATAGTGGTTGCGCTAGGTGCCTGAACGGCGAACCGCGTGGTGCTTATGTATCCCGAGTTGGCATACAGGCCGTTGCCAGCAGCAACATACGCATGGCCGTTGTTGTCAACAAACACAGTGTTTGTGCCAGCACCAGTCTGCACTGCAAGAATGTTGTTTACCTGACTGGCCGCACCACGAATAACCAGCGTCGGAGTAGCAGCAGACCGCGAAACAATCGAAGCCTGCGGGTAGGTGTATTGCGAACCTGCAACCGTCTGTGCGCCAGTAGTTGTATTGGCATACGAATACGAAGTTGATGTTGGTACTGCCGTGATTACATAGGTACCGTTGTAACCTGTCGGCGTTACACCAGTGACGGTAACGAGGTCGCCTACTGCAAGGCCGTGTGCGACTGTCGTGGTGATTGTTGCGACGGTGCCTGTGCCAGAAGCTGCAGTCGTTGCACCACCAACATACGCTTGAAGGGGTGTGGTTCCGCCGCTGTAAATCTGGGCATTGGCGGTGCGTCCACCGATGACAGTGCCAGCAGATGATTGATACTGAGCCAAGTCGCCGTACTGACCAGAGAACCCAACCTTTAGACCGAGTGCAATCTGCGTGGCTGACTGAGTAGTTGAAGTAATCGCTGCGAAAGCGGTAGAGCCGTAAGTAAAGCGACCAGCAGAATCTACGCTTGACAGCACCGTGCCGCTGTTGTTTGTCCACTGTTGGATGTCTGCCGTCTGAGATGCGGCAGCACGCAGAATCCCTGTGACCTGAGTCGCGGTGGTACTGGAAGCGAAGAAGATTGATGCGCCGTTTACCGCATTAGCACCGACCGTGAGCCTGCCGCTAAAGGCTGCTTGACCAGAGGCATTGATGAGACTGAGCACCGCGCCGCTGGAGTCCTGCCACTGAGTGAGGTCGGCCGTTTGAGATGCAGCAGCCTTGACGATGATGCCAACACGGCTCACGTTATTGGTGGATGCAAAGAGCGATGCCGTGCTGGGATTGCCCGCAGGGGTACGCAAGTACAAAGAGCCGTCATTGCCGAAGCCGCTCAATACGTTTCCGGCAATCTGACGAATGGAAAGAATGTCAACCGTATGACCGCTAACGCCAGACACTATGAGCGGAGTAACCGAAGTGCTTTGCGCGGTAATCGTGTGACCGCCAACCGTGAACGCATTAGCCGAACCCAACAACGCCAAACCAGTCGTCGGATGCACATGGTCAGCACGCGACACTTCGCCAGCCACACCAGCCGAAGCCGTACCAAGCGCGGACGGGCTAGACGAGCCATAGATAGACGAAGCCAACTTGGCGACAGTCACCGTGCCATCAGTCGGTGTGCGCGTATCAGACAGGCGCGAGTCGGTGGTGATGACAGCCGTGCCGGTCACCTGAGACGGGGCAACCGTCAATGCTGTCTGGTCAATGCCAATCGTCACATCACCCGACGTGCCGCCACCCGTAATCGGCGCGGACACATTCACCGACGTAATATCGCCAACCGTTGGGGTTGCCCACTTCACACCAGCCGACTGTGACGAATCTGCCGTCAACACCTGACCGTCAGTGCCCACATGGACGTTCTGCCACACCGACCCGTCACGGGCCAACAGATCACCCTTAGCCACCGACGTGATAGCCACATCATGCAGCTCATCCAACTCGTAGCCATTTTGCGGCGTAACAAAAATCAGACCATTGCCGGCATTGGCACGAAGGCACACACCGACAAACACCATGTGATTCGGCGCGGACGGCTTCACATTCGTCATGCCACCCGGTGTAGCCGACAACCACAAAATGTCGCCAGGTGCATACGCCGACGTATTCACCTTCGACACCACACCACGGTTCATCACAAACCCTGTGCCATTAGCCGTAATAGCCTCAGCAACAATGCCGAACGTCTTGGAAGAAGTCGCGTCAGAAGTATTGTAGGCACGCTTCACAGTCGGACGATCACCCTGCGCCCCATACAGGTACACAACTTCGCCCACATTCAACGTCGTCGATTCGGCATTAGTCACATACGTGATAACTTCCTGACCCAAAGCAATCGTCACATTGCCGCCACCAAGGCCAAGGTTCAGGGTTTGCTGACCATCCCAATACAATTTCGCAGCTGCCGACACCTGCGACGACAACGTGTCAAAGTTGATGGCACCAATACTGAAAGACTGGCTGGCATCACGCTGCACCACATAGTTTGCCATATCGGCAGAAGAAGCGTTGATGCCAATTACGGCGCTAGTTGGCGTACCAGTATTAGTGATAGGACCAGTAACGCCAACTACACCAGAAGACCCCGTAGGTCCGGCAGCGCCCGTTGCTCCTACGGGTCCCGTGGGACCCATAGGGCCAGTCTCACCCGTAGCACCAGTGGGGCCAGTAACCGTTGAATCCGCGCCCGTTGCACCCGTAGGACCAGTAGGCCCTGTGGGGCCAACTTCTCCCTGAGGACCGGTAGGTCCAGTAGCGCCCGTAGGACCAGTCACACCTTGGATGCCTTGGGTGCCCGTAGGGCCAGTAGGACCAGTCGGTCCTGTGGGGCCCGTAGGTCCTGTTACGGTTGAATCCGCGCCAGTAGGTCCTACAGCACCTGTAGGACCTGTAGGACCCATGAGGCCCGTTGCTCCAGTGGGACCTGTAGGTCCTACAACACCTCTAGGCCCGGTCGGGCCTGTAGCTCCTGTAAGGCCATTTGGGCCTGTATGGCCAGTAGGACCTGTTGGTCCTGTAATGCCCTGTGCGCCAGTAGAGCCCGTAGGTCCTGTTGCTCCAGTAGGTCCAGTCTGCCCGCGGAGACCTTGCGGACCAGTAGCGCCGCGAGGACCCGTAGGTCCCGTGGGGCCAGTCACATTGGAAGCAGCGCCCGTCGGGCCGGTATCACCAATAGGTCCAGTCGGACCGACAGATCCTGTAGGTCCAGTGGGGCCAGTAGGGCCTTGCGCACCGCCTTGACCAGGTCCAATCTCAATGATGCTTGAGGGGGTGTCTGGTCCGGTTGGAGTGGTAATTGTGAGATTGATTGGTGCTACAGGCGTGACAACAATTGGTTCACACGTGCAAGGATTCGGGTTACATACGTTGCAACTAGTCAACGGTCACTCCCGAATCAACAAACACCTGACCCTTCACATAGGTGTGGGCCCACGTGGAATCGGAATCGGATGTAATAAGCAAATCCCAATAAGCGCGCTGCGGCAGGTAGTCAGTATCTTTTGTGGTGAGGCTGAGTTTGATTGTCCCAGCTGCTCGGTCCAAGTACTCGATAGTGAAGGTTGCGTACAGTGACGGAGAATTCGGGTAGGTGCGAATCTGCGCTTTAGCCGTGTAACCAGTGAGGTCGAATGGGAAATCAAGCGTGAACTCGAACGAGTTGCCTTGCGTGAACACCAAATCGTAAATTTGAGCAGTAGTCGCTGCCGGCGTACGGCCGTAGAGGTCGTTCTGCAGGAAGATGCGCTCGGGGCGACGAGAATCATCGATTTCCTGAGCCAAGTAGACTGGCACGAGCTTGTTCGTGGTGCGGCTCACGCGACGAAGAGTTCCCATTTCAATTCGCCAAAGGCCGACATTGAGGGCAGCGCAAAGGTCTTTGTACTGCTGCATACGCTGACCGATGATTCCAGTAAGTTGCTGGAAGCGCTGCGATCGAGGAATGTGGACGCCGTCAGGGGCGATAATGTCAACATCGTATGACGCGTCAGTAGCCAATGCCCAGAGAGCCTCAATGGTAGAGAGGATGATAATTGGGTACTCTTCAACCGCCGGAATGCGGGCAATCGTCATAAGCGAACCAAAGGCGTCGCTCTTATTGTTGGTATGCTGCAAAACAGCCGTGTTGACGAATGTGCAAATTTCGTTATCGGTGAAATACCGCCACACAGACCCAGTAACTTCAATGACCGAGTTCACAGGCGGTGGGGTGACAAAATGGATGACGCCAAAGGTGTCTTCTAGGGTGTAGCCCGCCGGAGTAGGGACGGGCACACCATCTACCGTGACCAAAACTGTGGCTGCATCCACGGGCTTTACGGCAAGGGAAAACCTCGTGGTCAGACCATCCCCAGCAAACTCTTTTACAAACTGCTTGGGGCTGTCAGCGAGTTCCATGCGTACCCGGGAGACCAAATCGGTGAGGACAGCCACGTATTACTCCTTAGCCCACTATCGGGTCAATGATGCCCTAAAACAGGCAAAAAATCCGCCCAAACGAAAAGCGGCGGGGTATACCCGCCGCCCTACGTCACTTGTTAGAGAGTGTTCGCCAAGTAACCCTTTGATGCAAGGTGGTTGGCAAGTTTGCGAGAAACTTCGTACTTCTTTCCCGCGATGAACGTGTAAAGGTTGCCCGCGCCATAGGTCATGGCTTCAATGGTCTCAACCGTACGGATAACGACGGTGTCGCTCTCAGCACCGACCTTGGTGGCCTGATCAACGACTACTGTCGTGGAGGCGGGGGAGGTAGCGTCAATGATTTCGTTTTCCTCGTCAATAATCGCCTGAGCGGTAGCGAGGGAAATTTCGTTTGCTCGCGCTTGAATCTGGTCGGCGTTCTGTGCCATCATTTCTTCGCGCTTACGCCCAGTGACGTCGCTGGGCTTTGCTTTTGTAGCCATTTGTTCTCCAATGTAGTAACTGCGGGATTAAATTTTAGCAGACAGATATTCCGCTGCTTTTTTAAGAAGTTCGGGGGAATCCCTGAAGGCCCCTAAACCCCGATTGCATGGGTGGCACAAAAGGCCTCTCACGCATTTGCCACAAGCTTTGCTGTCTGGGCAGCAAGAGTGGTCGTGGTCTACGCAAATTGATGTCCTACTGTGGGACAAGTCAACTTCGCATATGAGGCACTTACCGTTCTGCATTTCAAGAAGCTCGTTGAACCTATCGACGGTTATGCCATATTTTTTAATTGTCTGTCGATTGCCATTGGCTTTGGCGCACTCCCGGCACGTTCTTCGCCCTTGCGGGTTTATGTATGTGTTTTCCTGGGTGTAGCCATGCCCTTTAGGACAATGAGTTTTGGCTTTATTAAAGCCTCCTTGCCCAAGCCCCGGAGACGCCGCCCGTCGAATTCTCATTCGTTCTAGACGACATCTCCGGCAGTGCACGTATCCGTTTTTGTCTACGTAACTGTTTAAGTCATCATAAGGATGACCCTCGGGACATTTAGTTTTTTTAGGGCTAGTCATCAGAACCTCCTAAGCCGATTTTACCTGACTTAGGAGTGTTTCTGACTACAAACTAGTTCCTAATTGGTGCTGGCCACAATAACTGCCTGGTCGGTGATGAGACCAAGGCCGAAGATTGAGTACCAGGACAGGGCGTGCTCACGACCGAAGTCGAGGATGCCGCCGTCACGGAGTTCGACCGGCAGAGAGATTGCGTGGCCGAATGCGTTGTCACCGATGAAGAGAGCGTCGTAACGATCACGGTTACCGTTGCCTTCAAGGGTGGTCGGGGTGATGTAGCCACCGCCGGGGGTCACGGTCGGGGCGACCGAGTGGTCGGCGGTCCAGCCTGCACCTGCACCATTAGGAACCTTGCGTACCTGAGTGGTTTCGATGAAGACGCAGTCGTACAGGCGGCCGATTTCACCGAGCATGAAGTTGCCGGGGGCGGCGTACTTCGTAACTTCGATGAATTCCGGATTGTCGCGCAGACGACGGCTCTGGTGCGGGTGAACAAAAGCGACGTAAGTCTCGCCCAGACGCGGGATGTTCTTGAGGCTCAACTGTTCGACGGCGTCCTTGACGACGTGCGGGCTGAGGAAGAAGTCACCGGTCATTTCATCGTTACCAGCGGCAGAGGTGCCGTAGTCGTACCAGTTGTTGACACCGGACAGAGCGCCACGCGATTCGCCCCAAATCTGCGAAGAAGCAGCGAGGAGGGTGTCGCGGGACAGAACGTCGAGGTAGGTAGCCATGTTGCGGCCGAGCAGACGCGAAGCCGAAGCCATGACGTCATCGAACGATGCGTTGAGCAGGAGCTCGGACACCGAGAGACCGTAACCGTGTTCGGTAACGGTGATGCTGAACTGCTGTGCAGTCAGCGCGTTGGTCTCCATACGAACACCTTCGACGAGCGCCGAAGCGTAGCCGAGGTTGTTGTAACGCATGAAGTTAATCTGAAGGCCGGGGGCGACGCCCAGTTCGGTCTTCTTGACTGCAAACTGCTCAAAGCGCAGAATCGGCATGGCCTGGAAAAGGATTTCCTTCGACCAGATCTGCTGAATTGCCTGAGTCAGCTGGGTATTGGTACCCGAGTATGCGGTAGGTGATGCGGCAAGATTGCCGGTACCGGTGATACCTGATGCCATTTGGCTGTTATCTCCTTGGTTGGGGGTTTATTTTTGGCTATCCGAACAGACCCGACGTGCGACCCTGAGCCTTTTCACTCAAGAGCTGCTGACGGTATTTAGCGTAATCATTCATCGACATGGCTGAGATATCCTCAGCCGAGAACTGACGTGAGCCCGTTTCAATATCCATTGGTCCGGTGGAAGGAAGCGTTGCACGCGTTCCAACCATTTGTCGGCGAGCATCCTGTGAGGCCTGCTGAACCGAGTCTAGAATGCGCAAAGTGCGCTGAGTCAGAGCTTCGATACTGGCGTCGATTTCTTCTCGGGTATTACCCGTCACCATATCGAGCAACTCTGGCATGATGTTGTCGCGCTCAGCTTCAATGCGCTGATTGCGGTAAGTCTGGAGTTCTGCAAACTGACGTTCGCGCTCCAAAAGTGCGAAGGCCTTTTCGCGCTCCTGCTTCTCTGCCTGGAGTGCGGCTTCCCATTCCTGCTGACGAATATTCAGCAGGTCCTTGGCGCTTAGTTCTTCTTCTACGCGCTTTCGTTCTTTTTCAACCTTTTCGGCTTCCCGTGCTTCAGCTTCGGCAGCCTTGCGTGCTGCTCGCTCTTCTCGTTCCTTCTTGAGGGCGAGAACTTCTTCCTTCAGACTTTCAATCTGAGGGTACAACTTGTCCTTTTCCTGAGCGCGGACCTTTGCGAGGTCTTCGTCAGTGTAGAACTTAGCGGTCTGCTTAGAAGCCGCAATTGCGTCTTCAACAGCCGGAGTAGTTGTAGTGACGGGGGTTTCGACAATAGTCGGTGCGTAGCCCGACTCTTCTGCAAATGCAGATGCGTCTGCCTGTGGCATAACTGATCCTTTGTATCCTAGAGGTCGTTTTACAAATTAATGGCACGAATGACCGAACATAATTATTTGTGTATTTAGTTTTTCATTTATACGAAATTTTGTCAGCCTAAACTGATTAGTTTTCGTATCCTTCTGGAACGCGCCGCTGTGGGAGCTTTGTTCCATAAGCCTTGGTAACGAGGTTATTGCGGAGAGCCGATTCACCAAGTTGGGCCTCAACCTGAGCCGGATCGAGGACTGACGGAGCAGCCGAGACCGGAACCTGCTGCGGCATACCATCGGGCGACGGGGAGCCCGGTGCGCCGCCAGGGCTCATTGGCTGAGCGCCCTGCGGGTTAACCATGCCAGTGAGAAGCATGATTTCGTTTTCAATCTGGGTCTGGATAAGTTTGAGCGCGCCGTCCGAAACAGCGTCGTCAATGAGTTCAGTTCGGATTTCCTGCAGCTTCTCGGCTGGGAACTCTTCGCCCAACGCACGAAGCGCGCCTTCCTTGGACTCAAGCCCGAGGGACATCTTCGACTGAATCTCGTTGAGAACAATCAACTTGTCAAGCGGGAGCGGGGGCGGGAACTGAACGATAGAGCGGTAACTGATGGGGTCACGCGGGTCAAGGCGGTCCAACTGACCGGCCTTAAGCGGGGTATCCGTATCAGGGTTCCAGATGAAGGTTTCAGGTTCCTTGAACGCCAGCGTGCGCAGGACAAGTTCATTGACGCGCTGAAGGCCGTACGAGTACTGAATAATCTTCTGGTGGTAGCGGTTCATCAGCGGCTGGAACATGATGCTCAGCGCAACACCCGAGGTGTTGGAGATAGGCATAGCCTGACCGAGTGCAGTCTCAGGGACACCTGTGAGTTCGTGCATCGACTTCTTCAGCAATGCGAGGAAGTCCATAGCGCCCTTAAGACCCTGAGCGCCGCCTTCAAGGTTTTCTACCTTGGCGTCTTTGGGAAGACCGCCCCAGACCTTGTTAGCGCCCTTTTCTAGTTGGGCAGCCTTGGCACCGATGATGACCGTAACCGGCGCAGCGTGGTAGTTAACAATGTCGGCAACGTCAGTAGAAGTCTCGTTGTAGCTCCGATTGATAGGAATAATGTCGTAGCAATCGCTAAGACCCCAAGGGCTACCGCTAATACGCACATTTGGAATATGAACGACAGGAATAACGCCAAGAGGATTGGGACGCGAATCAATAAGTTCATCATTGATGTACTCCTCAATCATGTCTTCCGTGAGGATTTCGGTGTAGGTAAAGACCTGGCGAGTACCTTCAAGGCTGGTGCCCCAGAAACGGTACTTCAACTTGAAGCGAATCAAGCGGTCGCGGTCGTGGGGGTGGAACTCGGGGAAGCAGAACGACGAGTTCAGCGGAAGGATGCGGACGCGTCCGGGGTGGAAGTTTCCTACGGAGTCGTCGTAGGGCTCTTCGTAAGCAACCTTGATGAAGCAGTCGCCAGAAACGCCGCCCTGCTGGCCAACTTCCCACAGAATGGTGGACTTGTTGTTGTCAATCTCCCAGACGCGCTCAAGCAGATCAGGAATGATGGCTTCGGTCTCTTTGGGGCTGCGGAACTGCACGCCCTTGCCGAATGCAAAGTTAAGGATGTAATCGGTAATTGCTCGGTAGTAGTTGAGGATTACCTGAGTTTCGCCAGTCTGGCGGCGGTAGGAAGAGTGGTGTCCTAGGTACATCGCCCAGTTGAGCGAGTAGCGGTTGAGGCGGGGACCGTGAACCTCAAACTCTTCGTCCGCAAGTTCTACGAGACCGAGCGGGGAGATTGAGATAGTGAGGTCAGATGATGCCGCACGATATGACGGGGGGGAAAAGTCAATTCCACCACTCATACAAATAACTCCTTGTAACTGTGCCGATAGGCGAAGTTTAACACTTTTTGTCTACAAATAGATTTGAGTGTTTTTAGTACTTAAAACTTTCGCCCTTAGTAAGGTTCTTCCCCACAGGGTGGGTTACCTTTTTCTTAAGTGCTTTTTCACGCGCCTCTTGCGCCTCGTGGGCGTAGTCGCGGAAGCGAGGGTCGATGTCTTTCTTAGAAGTAACGAACTTTCCACCAAGCTGCGAGTAGCGGGCGTGAACCCAGTGAGCGGCAGCGGGGGATGGGTACTTCGCAAATTTTGTTTTTGCCTGAGTGGTAATCATGTTCCACAGGCGGGGATTTGCAGGAAGAAGTAGGGCCT